TGTGTGGACGCGCAAGGATGGGCACGTCCGCACACCGCACGGTTCAGTCGTTGTTCGGGTGCCGAAGTTGTACAGGCGCAAGCAGAAGGATCCTCTGAAGCTAGCTGAAATGGTCTTCAGCACACTACTCCACGAGCTCTGGCACTACATGGAGAAGGTCCTGTATCCCAACCTGCCAGTTGCCCGTGCAGACGAGAGTGGGCGCAGGCCGCCTCACGATAGCAGACCCGAGGAGAGGAGGGCCTATGCGGCGGAGGCGCGACTAATGGCTTCACTCCCTCCGCAGGCCCAGGAGGCGGTGTTGGAACTGGCAGTGTGGATTGAGGAAACGAACAAGTTGTACTCAAGCTGAAAAGGAGATTCAAAATGAACACGTGTGCTCGCTGTGGAAATGAAGAGGCAGTGTTGCATCCGATCGTTGTAGGGTGTAGCGTGTATAGGGTTTGTGTGGAGTGCTTCATGGAGATCGCCGAAGGACAAGCCGACGTGGAAAACGAGCTCAGCGACCCGGAGCCCCTTGACCCGGAGGGCAGGCATTATCAAGCTCAGTATGCTTACGCTTGCGGGTACATCGACTGAGCTGTGGGAAACGTAATACGAAAGCAGGAGGAGCAAGGAATGAATGTTGCAAAGGCAGTCGCTAGCCTGATGGAAGGGTTGCACAAGATGGACGCTATGCTGGAAAAGGAGGTCCAGGCCTTCACCAAGGTAGCGTGCAATCCCACTGGCACGCGCGGGCATCTGTGGAGCGCTGTGAAAGCTCGCATGTCTTGCCAGCAGTGTCAACAAGCTGTGGGAGGAGGGGAAGAGCGGAAGGGAGATTGGTGACTTCCTTGCCAGCGCTGCTGAGCAAGCAGTGGACATGGTGCTTTCCTCCACTACGTACCTACCCAACTCGGCTTCCCCAGAGTCGAGTTGCTACAGGACAGCCGAGTTCCGGGCAGAACAGTCGTACGCTAGCTTGCTGCGTAAGCTGGCGGAGACGTGGAGGAAGGTACAGGAGGGCCGGCACAGAGAACGTGTGCTGGCAGTAGTGCCGTGGATGGTGTGAGCGGGGCCGTATAGCAGCCAGACAGCGTGGGCAGCTCGGGTGTGTTGTTGCCGGGCTGCCCGCATTGTTTGACGGGATTAGGCAAAGTTAGATCAGATACCCCAAAAGTGGGTAAGACAGGGATAGACGAGTTTTGGGGAGGGGAACACGGGGAGCATACACGGAAGGTAGGGGAACGCAGGACATAATATACGTTGCCGGCGATCGTGGAACAGGGGCGCGACTGCCGCACTACGGGGGAAATCCTGGAAGTGGTCAGAAGGAGGCCTGCAAGCTGACTTGTCAGGGGCCAAGCTGAAGCCAATAGTGAAGCCAACAACGTGCCGCAGGGGGCTGGGAATGAGATGCGTAGAAGCCCTGGGAGGGCAGGGGGAACACACGGGGCACGTAGGGCGGTAGGGGAGGAGCACACGGGGCTTGTGAGCGTATGGGGCTTGTGGGGCACACGGGGCGCAGGGGAGGAGCACAGGGGACACACGGGGCGCAGGGAGGGGAGCTGGTGCGTCCCAGGGGAGGGGAGGCGGGCCCGGAGAAAAAGATGCCCCCCGGATTTGGGGGGTGGGCACATTCCCGCTAAAATCCCGGGACCTAGGGTTGACTTCGATAGCGGGCATGCTATAATACAAGTGTAGGAGGGAGGGGCAATGGGAGCACAAGGAGCACTGGGAGCACACGGAAGCCCCTGGAAAACTTCCAGAAAATTCCAGGATTTCCCAGATTTGGGGTTGACTCCCATAGCAAGCGTGCTATAATACAAGTGTAAGGAAAAGGAAAGCACACAAGCAAAAGGAGATCAACAATGGCTACCACCAAGACGCACGCAACAGGCCACCAGCCCTACGAGGGAGGCCCGCCCAGGGCTCGCTACCTTGGATGGGACGAACGCGAGGGGGCTTGGAAGTTCCTGGACCTGGAGACCGGTGAGGAGTTCCACGCCGACATCTACGCCGTCACGCCCGGTCACTATCACATCTCGCGCAAGGTTTACCGCAAGGGCTAGCCGGTGGAGGACAAGCAAAAAGGGCACGCACGATGAAGGCCATGGAGATTTACAGGGAGTTGTCAAAGGAAGTTAGTTGGGCTCAGAAGCCTAGGAAGGTCCGCATGGCAGCGGCCCGCTACTATGCAGGGGTGGACAGCGTTGAGGACTTGCAGGCTTGGGCTGAGCCCCAGGTCATCAGGGAGGGAGTAATGCTCCCCCCGGTTCTGAGCAAGGATGAAGTACGGGAGATCATCCGTTGGAGGTGAACTGCAACCCAAACCCCAGTTACACTAGGAGGACAGGAAATGAACGCCAACGAAAAGAAGTGGTACAAGACGCGGCTGAAGGCTGCCCTGGAGAACGGGACCGAGGTGCTGGAGAACATGAGGGACACGTTCCGGCGAGCAGCCGAGGAGATGGACCGCTACTTGCGGGACTACCAGCGGGCAGTGGAGGGGAAGGAAAGCATGGCTGCTCCTGAGGACGTGCTGAGCTGGGCAGTGAACCATGCGGCCAGCAACGTGCTGGGGGGCTGCCGGCTGGATCTGGCGGTCGACACGGCAGCTAAGATCGCTGACGCTCGTGCTCACATTGAGGAGTGATGGACGATGCGACGGCAGTTCGTAATTCGTAGCAAGCACCATCACAAGCAAGCCACTGTGCGAGCAGTGGTTCTGGAGGAGGGGCCGGATTACGTGAAGATCCGAATTACCCCAGCCCAAGACCGGCGGTTGCGGGAATTGTTCTGCGGTTACCATTGCTACTGCCAGTGTGGCAACGACTACGAGAGGACCCCACAGGCAGCCCCCGACGGCCGCCAACTGATTCTGGTTTTTGGAGAGGAAGGAGAACTGAAATGAAGGCCAAAGAGATTGAAGTTGGCGGGACGTACCTGGCAAAGGTCAGCGGTAGGCTCACTATCGTGCGCGTGAACCGCATTGAGCCACACTACGACTTCCTGACCGGTCGTCCCAAGACTATGTATTGTGTCACCAACTTGCGGACCGGGCGGCGGACGACGTTCCACAGTCCGTCGAAGTTTCGGGCCCGCGCCGAGAAGAAGGAGGATGGGAAATGGCACGTCGTTGGGTAACTTTCAGTTGCGGACATGAAGCCGAGCTTCGTGTTTGTGGTCCTCATCGGGAAAGGGAGAGGAAGATTGAGTGGGCAGAGACACAAGGGCTCTGCCCGGATTGCTACCGCAAGATGAAAGAAGCCGAAAAGCAAGAAGAGACCAAAGAGTGTCGCGTTCGCGTTGCGGCTGGCGAGCGCGATGGTATTTCCTTCGAGCTCTATATGCTATCGACCGGATGCGAGTTGGTGGCTCTGCCAGCAAATCGGCCTGCCCAGTCCAAGTTGTTGACAGATCGCCAAGCCGAGGCTGTCATTGCTGGGCTCCGTGCCAAGGGCGCATCGTTCATCCAAGATGATTGGACTACGGCTCAAGAGTTGCGGGCAAGGCTTTGTTCGACTCAACCTCACGGGGAGGAAGGAAGATGAAGTTCTACACGGTGGGAAAGGAGCCGGACGAAAAACTGTTTTCAACCCTGCGTGGGTTGAAGGCATACCTCAAAGAGCACCCGGAGGAGGAGGGTGCTTACCTCTGGTGGTACTACAGGGATGAACTGGTGGAGTGCCGGTTCATTTCCCGGGATGACATACTCAAGGGCAAGGGAACCCGACGCAGCAAGGGATGCACAGCCCAATGGGCTGCGTCGAGGGGGCAGTTGTGAGAGGTAGAGTGAATGAATACTGATCCACCCGCGCTGGAAAACTGAGTAGCCGCGTTGCGCAGGAAAGAGGAGAAACCAAATGGAACCGTATGAGTTGAAAGTCAGGCGCGTTGACAACAACCGTCGTCTCCCCGAACTGTACTGGGCTTGGTATGGGGAGCCGGGGGAGGATGACATACGGGAAGCCCTGGAAGCGATTGCCAAGGAAGCGAAGATTCCCGTTCGATGGGAGTTGGAATCCCCGGTTGGACACATTGTCGATGGTGGTGTTTTTACACCCGAGGATGTGAGGAGCTAAGAGATGAAGGAGCAAGTGAAAAAAGCAAGCAAGTTCTGGCTGGGATGGGGAAGCCCAGAGCCCCACATGTTCCAGTGCTTTATGGTACTGGAAGACAACAAGGTGGCGGTCGTTGGACCGCTGGGAACAACGCTCACTTATCGCTGGCTCCGAAACATCAAAGCAGCCAGGGAGGAGTGGAAGCAAGCACTGGCCAGAGGCTGGAGGCGCCTAGCCGATAGCGAGGTGCCCTACTGGGCGCCGAAGCAAGCCGAGGAAGAGGCAGTCCGCCTCTTGGAGGCTGAGCAAGAACGACTGGCGGCTGGGTGGGAGCATACTGATTTGGAACCTTGAGCAGGAAAGGAGACAATCCGGGTTGACGGTTACCGATGGCACTTTCGCACAGATGAGCGCCAAACTACATGGGAAAAAGGAGAACTAAAATGAGTTGGTTGCCCGAATTGCCAAGTCCTGGAGAGGAATGGGGGGCAATTGTTATTCCGGTGCGGCGGGGTAAGATTGTTGAGGAATGGGAAGGGGACTACCAACGCGGTCCTAACGATGACGGACATCGTTGGGGCATGTTCGAAGCCCTGTTTGCCCCTCCGCAGTTTGAGGATGTGCTGGACCAGGCAGTTCTCTGGTGCGAAGCTGCTGAGCGTTGTTTGCCTCAGGGATGGAGCTGGGGCAGGTATGTTTGCGACGTCCTTGAAGCGTTCGAGGACGACGACGTCCCTCCAGAGGTGCAGAAAAACTTGGAGCGCCTGAAGAAACTGGTACGCTCCAGGTTTGCAAAGCTCGAATTCAAGGAAGAGGAGGGGGAGCCGGGAAGGGATTGGGTGGTTGTCCCCGATAGGGCGAAGTGGTTTCCAATGGATGAACCACCCTCCTTGCAGGAGTTCGCTACTTGTGGAGGGGTGAAGTAATGCCCGTAAGGATTTCACCAGAAAAGGAGAAGCGAAATGAGCTCGATGCTTGAAGCAAGAGTGGTTGCTCAAAACAGAGCCAACGCGGTTGCGGCGGCTGCTTATTCCAAGCTAGCGGTTGCCCTCCGCCCTTTCATTGGGAAGCCGGTGATCAAGCGCGATGGATCGCTACGGCATTGTGTGTCCAAAGCGCTGCCGGAGCTTCCAAACACGCCAGAGCTGCGTGTTGTGTTCCGGCATAGTTGGACTAAGCTCACATGGAAGGTAATTTCGTCACAACCCGCTGGAGATGTGTGGGTGTATATGCACGCCTACGTGGTTGTGGCAGAGCTGGACGAGGAGGGGAAGCTGGAAAGGATTGTGCCTCCTCCGAAGTACCGAACCGATTACAAAGTTGAGGAGGTACAGAAACTTCGAGAGCAGTGCAAGAAGGTTCGTGCCCAGCTCGAGGAGCTGAGGGATGCCCTTGAGCCGTTTGGGGAATACGATTACTGAGCGATCTATTTTCGTCTGTGTGGTTCGTATAATACAAGCGAGTTGAAGGAGAACGGACATGTTTATCCCGTCATGTGTGTTGTTTGCTGGTCTGCCTGATCTATGCAAGTTTGCTCCCCCCTACGCGACTGGCGGTGTGAGGGTGGAGCGCGAGGGAAAGGAGAAGGCTTGCGCTGTCGCTACTGATGGGGCTGCGCTGGTGAAGGTAGAGTGGGAAGACGGCAAGTGGCAGGACCGTTTTCCAGATGTCGGCGTCTCGTCCCAGCCGCGAGAGGGTTTTGCCACGACGGTTCCTCAGTTGGTGTGGGAGAATGTGGGGGAAGCGTTCCCTGATGATTACACGAATCCAGCTATGGGCAATGCACTGCTGAGCGAGGAGTCTAACGACAAGATTGTGTTTGCATGCACAGATGGAAAGACTACCACTGTCGTGACGTCCTCAGCAGTGGGTGGTAAGTATCCCGACTGGCGTAAAGTCGTGACTGATGCTGGTAAGGGAAAGCGGGTTAAGGTCAACACCGACCGTCTGATGCGTGTTTTGGAAATCGTTTCCAAGCTGAGTGGACCGACCGTCAGCTTGGTGATGCCGGAGGAGGAGGGAAAGCCGATTGTGATAGAGGCCGAGTATAATGGCACTGCCACAACGGCTCTTGTCATGCCTTGCGAGTGAGGGGCAATATGGAAAACGACGCTAGGGTAGCAAAGTGCTACGAAGAGGGTAAAAAGGCTTGGATGGAAGGTAAGTCCATGGAGGAGTGTCCTTACCCGCACCGGCGAGGATTCAATTCTCCCCGCTACGCTTGGTTGTCGGGTTGGTTGGATGCGAAGTACGCTAGGTTGCTTGGAGGAAAGGACAATGAAAAAAGTGACGGTTGAATTCGCCGGAGGGGAGGTATTTAAGGTGGCTCCCCTAGTCGCGTTGGGCATCATTCCCAAGCCCTATGCATTGCCTCTTACTGGTAAGGAGCGATTTGCTGCTCATGGGTTGGAAGGGAAGTTTGCAGTGGAGGTTGATGAGGGACTGGCTGAAATCATAGTCAAGAAGCTAGGCAAGTATCGGAGCAGAATCGTTCGACACAAAAGCAAAGGAGGCAAGGTATGATTTACAGACAGAATCCTGCTCTACCGCCTCGGGCTAAGAGCGAAGCATTGCTGGCTGCCGAAGTTTGTTGCGAAGCAGTCATCCGGCAGTTGTCTAGGTGTTCTTTGTTCCACCGAAAACTAGCTGAGCATCTGCTCGATGTGTCGTCGGAGACAAGGCTGCTGAAGGAGGTCCGGGGGCGTGCAAATGGGTATGCAGAGTTGTTCAGTAAGGCTGGTATAGAGGTCGCCAATGTTGGGAGCGGTCGTAGGAACGCTGAGGATCGCGGTGGGTGTGTTGCTTTCGCTTTGGAACCCTGGGAGCGTTCGTTCCGTCGAGTGCTAAGGAATGAGCCAGGGGAAGGGCCAGCAGATTCGGAGTGGTTGGCGCTGTGGAATTGTGCCCATCCTCAATGGGCATCCTTGTTTGATACCCTTGTTAACTGGAACGACGAGTGGGGGCCGTGCATTCTGACTAACCACTGGAACTATGCTATGAGTAAGGACAGCGGCATGGGAATGGAAGGCTTAGATGAAGATTAGGAAGGGGAGGCGATGTGTGCATCGACACACTTATAACGCAGCGGTTAAGCCGAGTTCAGTGGGACATGGTCTGTTTTTACAAGGAGAGTAAGCATGAGTTTTGTTGTTGCAGGTCTTGGTAGGTTTGGTCTTGTTGAAGCCGTGGTGAGGGCACATAGATGTCGTGTCTATGGATACGACACGGACAGCGAAAAAGTTAAGCTGTTGAGAAAGGGCCAGGTCCCATTCTATGAGGCGAACTTGGAATCTGAGCTTCGGAATCGGTTGGACAAAGGTCGGTTTTATGTAACGGACAGTCTATCGGAGCTTTCCGAGTGGATAGCGGCTGATGCAATTGATGTTGCTGAAGTGTGCGTGGGAACGCCAACGCGGAATCGCTTGCAGGATCTGTCGTACCTTGAGCAAGCAATAACGGACTTGGCTTCGGTGCTGTTTGAGAACACGGTTATCGTCATCAGGAGCACGATTCTGCCGGGAACGACTCGGAAGATGAGGGAGTTGTGGAAGCATTTAACTGGTAGAGAAGCTCGCCTTGGTTTTGTGCCTGAGTTTATGCGCGAGGGAACGGCTGTCACGGACATTGAGTATCCGATGGTAGCTGTTCTTGGGGCAGACGACGAAGTAACGGCAAGAGTGTTGGGAGAAGAGTTTTCTGCGGAAACGGTTGTGCATACCGACACGGTTACGGCAGAGATGTCAAAGTATGCGTCCAATGTTTATTTGGCTGCTACCATTAGCATAATGGGAGAGTTAGCCCGCATTGCTGACATAGTGGGGGCAAACATTGATGATGTGTGGGATGCTTTGAATGAACAAGGACGCTTTGGTCAGGTTCCAGTGCCTGGAGTTGGTTGGGGTGGCAGTTGCTTGCCAAAGGATACGGAAGCTGTGTTGAGCATCATGGAAAAGGACGTTGGGTGCAGGTCAATGATAGCTGCTTCGATTGCGGCAAACGAAGAGTCGATGGAATGGGTTTGGCGTGAATTGGTGCGTCCATTTGGTGGTGTTATATCTGGGAGGACGATCTACGTTGTTGGGTTGTCGTTCAAACCAGGGACGGACGATTTGAGGGAAAGCCGTTCAGTGTCATTGATTCGTTGGTTGCTTCGTACAGGGGCAGACGTAGTGGCTTACGATGACCTCCAAGAAGCTCGAGATTCGGCGCGAAGGTTGTTTGGAGGGGATAGTAGGTTCAAGGTAGTTGATAGCTTGAATGGAGTTGAGCGGGCTGATGCTATTGTCTTTATGCACGACAACGAAAAACATTGGGGAGAGCTGGTGGATGTGTTTAGCAAGGATAGGAACAAGATAGGGGTTATTGTTGATCCGTGGCGGTTGTCCAGCTACTTCGACGATCCTCCAGAACTTGGCAGTGGTTGGGTGTATAGGCGGTTGGGATAAGGAAGATCGATGAGGGATAAAGCTCGCACTGGCTTAAAGAGTCCTATTCGTTGGTTTGGTGGTAAGGGCAGACTGGCTTCTCGGATAGCTCCCTTGCTTGAAGCTGTGGAGCATCGTGTCTACGTGGAGCCGTTTGGTGGAGGTGCAAGTGTTCTGTTAGCAAAGTGCCCTGTTGAGGTTGAGGTCTATAACGACATCGACCATTCTTTGTACGAGTTTTTTTGCGTCTTGTCACAACCTTCTTTGTTCAAGAAGTTCTATCGCCGTGTGGCTTTGCTTCCTAACAGCCGTGTGCTGTATGACAAGTGTTGTGAGGAGTGGGAAAAGGAGGAGGATTTGATTGAACGTGTAGCAAAGTGGTTTGTTGTAGCTAGGCAAGCATATAGCGGGCATTTCGCTTCGGGTTGGAGTTCAACAACAGTTACCAGCCGCAGGGGAATGTCTATGAGTGTGTCCCAGTGGTTGTCTTGTATTGAAAACTTGCCGGGGATACATGCTAGGTTGCAGCGGGTGTTGTTTGAGTGTGTAGATTGGCGAAAGGTGTTAAAGCGTTACGATTCGCCTGAGACCGTGTTTTATTGTGATCCACCATATGTTCCGCAGACTCGGAGTGGTGGAGAGTATAGGTTTGAGTTGAGTTTGGATGACCATAAGGAATTGACGCAGGCACTGTTGGAGCTAAAGGGCAGGGCGGCTCTCAGTGGTTACGAGCATGATGTTTACGAGCCATTGTTGGAAGCTGGTTGGTTGTTGAAGAGGTGGGATGTAATGTGTCATGTTAAGTGTGTTCGCGGCGTTGGGACTAGGTCGCCAAGGAGGGAGTGCATTTACTTGCATCCTGGCTTAGTTGCATCAGGTCGCGGTTCGTTGGGTGTTTTGTAGAGAAGGCTATGGCAAAAGAGAGTGAATTGTACCGATTGATTGAAGCTGGTTGTGCCGACGACTTCACGGCGTTTGCCCGCTCATTGATAATCCCGTCGGCAGAAGGGCCGGTCTTGTTTGACGATGTGATGAGGCCGTTTCAGAGGGAAGCATTTGAGGCACTGGGTCCGAGCTTGAAAGCTGTCCGGGATGGTGATGATCCACCAATACGTCGTTTCTGGATTGAGCGTACAAAGAAGGCCAGTAAGGACATGGATCTGGCCATTGCGTTGTTGTGGCTAATGGCATTTCCCCACCGGCCTTTGGAAATTCAAGTGTGTGCGAGCAAGAGAGACCAGGCAGCTAACTTGAAGAGACGTATTGAAACAGTGCTATTCTGTAATCCATGGGTCAGCGATCGGGTCCGTGTTGTGCAGAACCGTGTGGTAAGTGAAGTCATCCCTCTGGCTGTTGTGAAAATTGAGGGGACGGATACGGGCGAAGGTACACATGGGCCGACACCTGACGTCATTGTGCTCAATGAATTGGTACATGTTAAGCGATGGAGCGTCATGGAGACACACATGGCAAACGCGGCAGGAGTACCTCGGGGAATTGTCATCATAGCAACGAATGCGGGACATAAAGGTACGCCAGCCGAGCGTTGGAGGGAGGAGGCGTTGGCGTCAAAGGGTAGATGGTGGGTGCAGATATGGGACAAGCCAGCTCCGTGGTTGAAGGCTGAGGACAGGGAGGAAATGCGGAGACTGGACCCGACCGGCCGGGAGTATGCCAGATTGTTTGAGGGAGCGTGGCAGAGTGGTAGAGGGGACGCTGTTGATGAGGAGAAGCTGGATGAGTGCTTTGTGCTGCCCGGTCCGCAGAAGCCAAGAAGGGGTTTGGTATATGTGGCTGGGCTTGACTTGGGAATAACGCACGACCACAGTGCTGTGGCTGTGCTTGGTGTTGATAGGCACAACCAGAGAGTGTACGTGTCGAAGTTCGAAGCATGGGAGCCGTCCCTGCCAACAGCTTCGGGGAAATTGGAAGTGGATGTTTCTGCTGTGGAACGGACATGTGTGGAGTTGTGGCGTGAGTATGGAGTAACGTGGTTCGGATACGATCCAGCCGCTGGAGGTTACATGCTGGCTCAGAGGCTGCGCCGGCTTGGGGTGCCGATGGTTGAGGTCAGCTTCAGTGGCCATGGGAATCTGACTGCAATGGCTACGGCGTTTGTGTCTTTGCTCAATGCGGGGAAGCTGAAATCGTATGATACTAAGGATGGAAGGTTGCGTAGGGACTTTGGCAAGTTTCAGCTGAAGCCCTTGTTACCAAGTGGATATCGTTTGGTGGCTGTCAGTGATGAGTGGGGGCACGCTGATATTGGGACAGCCGTTGTTTTGGTGTTGCCGACAGCAGTGAAGTTGTTGGAAGGAGTGCCTCTGTTCGACGGGGATTTGATATATGAGCCAGCTAGAGGGAGCGAGGAACAAAGAGTTATTGAGGGGATGCCTGATGAGTTCAGGCGTATGGTAGAGCGTTTTGACTTGGACGATATGGGTAAGGAGTCGTGAAGTGAGAGAAAGAGTAGGAGTCTGTTTGTCTTGTGGCAGAGAACAGAGGATAGAGGCATGGCAGTATGAGTTGCCGCACGCTCCGCATTGTGTCTATTGTGGATCGCCCATTGATATGCGGTTGAAAATACAATCGCGCGGTTCAACAGAGAGGAAAGGTCGGTTGTGGACGTGTAGTGGGTGCAATCTCTCTTTTGTGAAACATGTTCCGTTTATACGCTTGCATCTATACAACAATCCGGAATGTTGTCGTGAGGAGTTTGTGGCAGGGGCATTTGTGAAGTTGGGATTGGTTTGTGTGCATGTCCACACTCTAATGATAGAGAAATGCCTTCGTTATGTGTTGCAGAAACGAGCGTCAGATGGTCGTCTTTTTGTATTGGATTATGCGGAGAGGAAGGACATGTTGAATGGATCAGGAAAGGATAGTAAGACAGTTGTTGTGAAGAGGGATATGTTCGTTGTCACTGGTGTCCAACCAGAAGGACACATTGTTGAAATAGTGGCAGAAGTAAATCGCCCGAGGTTGCGAAAGGCGTGGGTTGAATTAGTAAGGCGGGCGATGAGCAAATCGTGTGCGGTTGGTTTTGAGGCTGAGTTACAGTATAATAGGTTAGTACAGGTTTCGGTTCTATAGAGAAGGAGGTGTGTCATGGGTAGTTTCGTTGAGAAACTGAAGGTTTTGGTGGAGCTGATTACTGAAGCTCTGGACGCGGCGGGGTTGGATTGGGATGATCTTGATGTCCTGTTCAATCTGAACTGGGACAAGGAAACCGTACACGACGTCGTTGTACTGATTGCTAAGGTATTGCGGGGGGCAGCGACTGTTACAAAGAATCCTGTCGATGACGCTGTCGCTGGATTTGTCGAGGCTCAGACTGAAGGACCGGCGTTCGACGCTCTGTACGAGTTGGTGATTGCTGTCCGGGGTCAGTTTGTGAAGACCAAAGGTGGACTGACGTCGTGGATCGACGTGGTCGAGTTGTTGATTCAACTAATCATGGCTGTCTTGGACTTGTTTACAGGAGGTGAGTAGTGAAGAAGCGAATGGGTTTTGGGTGGAGCCTCCCTCAGTGGGTGGTTCCTGCGGCTGTGTTAGCGGCCCTTGCGTGCGTCGCTGCTGTTGTTGCTTTCAGGGAGGGATGTGATAGCCGAATCCATCTGTATTTCATGGATGTGCCAGCTGATCTGGTTGAGGGTGCATCTGGGCAGGTGGTAATGGCGAGGGATGGATCCGTCGGTCCCTCGGAGTATTATCTCACTTGTAGCCAGCCGTCCCGCCTGATTGTCCCCGAGGTGGTTGCGTTTGAGGAGGGCGGTTTGACCACCGAGTTTACTATTGAGGCTGTGGATAACGATGTTGTGGATGGCTTGGCATCTGTAGTGGTGGGTGTCGAAGGATTTGATGTTACTACCACGATTGTTGTGAGGGACAACGATGAAGAGCCTGGGCCAGAGCCACAGCCGGGACCGTTCCCAGCCGAAGATTGCGTTATTGTGATTGAAGAGACAGGCGAACGAACGGCGGAACAGGCGATTGTGCTGACCGACCCAGATGTGTTGGAACTCATGGATGGCAACATTTTCATCGTGGACAAGGACGTGAAGAATGTTGATGGCCAGACGCCAGATTGGTTGGAGTCTTTGTTGCCGGAGGCAGTGAAGTCTGGCCTTCCGTATGTGTACGTGGTTCGTGAGGGTAAGGTGGTAGCAAAGGGACAGCTACCTCCAACGGCCGATGCTTTAGTTGAATTTGTTGAGGGGAGCAAGTGATGGACGTTGATCGATATTTGCGGGTAAGGGAAGACTACCTCAGGTTGCCGTTCGAGCAGAGGCACCGTGACCTGGCTTTGCAGGACGAGTTGGAGGCTCTGAGTTGGGAGTTGGCAAACACGCCTCCTCCAGGCAGGAAAAAGGGCTTGATTCTGCGGCCGCCTCGGCTGAACGTGGTGCCTACCCTCCGCGAGGCATTTGATGTAATCCCTGTCTCCGAGTGGAGTAAGTATCTACAGGTCAAGAAACCCGTGGATCTGGAGCGATGTGTATGGACAACGCTGGATCAGGACGGGATTGGTTCCTGCGCAGCGGAGTCACCCACGGGGATCGTTATGTGTCTGCGCGAGTTGATGGGTCTGCCGCGAGTCAAGCTCAACCCCTGGTCTATCTATTGGTACACGTCGGGTGGATTTGATCGAGGCAGTACGCTCGAGGACAACTTGGAATACATCCTGCGCTATGGCATCGCTCCGATGGACGTGTGGCCTCGGTCTATGGGATGGAACACCGAGCCGTCTGAGGAAGCTAAGCGCGAGGCTCTCAAGTATCGCCTGTTGGAATACTATCTTGTGACCGATTGGGAGGAGTTTGGAACGGCGCTGTTGCGTGGATGGCCTGTCTATTTTGGCTATGATGCTCATGCTGTGTTCGCCACCCAGCTTCTTAGTGAAACAATGCTTGAGTTCAAGAATAGTTGGGGTGAGGAGTGGGGTCGTAATGGCTTTGGTACTCTGCATAAGAGCAGGATTCAGCTTGGCTTTGGTGCGTATGCGTTCCGTTCAGTAGTGTGGAGTAAGTGATGGGTGAAAAAGTGCGTAATGAGTGGACTCGCGAGGGACTGATTCAGACGGCTATGCAAGTCCTGCGTGAGTTTGAGCGACACGGTCTTGTCGTGCGTGTGGAGGAGTTTTTGGGCATGAAGATCCCCGAGACGAGATTGCGAGTAACCCTGGGGAAAGAGGAAAGGCCAATGACGCAGAGGTTGGTGGAGGAATGTACTAAGTGCCTGCGCTCTAGGGGAGGGGAGGGGTGAGTTACGAGTACGAGTTCACGCGGAATTGGTTTCGCCGACGGAATAAGGCTACGTTTGAGCAGTTTGTGCTTCCGGTCTGGAAGGACAGACCGATCACGTGGCTGGAGATTGGGGTGTTCGAAGGCCAATCAACCGTATGGGTACTGGAGAATATACTAACCCACCCGAAGAGCAAGTTGGTGTGTATTGACCCTTGGCTGATGATGCCGCCTAAGTGGTCCGAGGAGAAGATCGAACAGGTCAGGCTGAGGGCACTCCGCAATCTGAAGCCGTGGGTCGATAGAGGCAAGTGTACTGTCCTTCGTGCTTTGTCTTGCATGGTGTTGGATAGGATGGTGTCTAAGGGGTTTGCTGGTGTGCGGAGGGGAGAGGTCGATGTGGTTTACATCGACGGGAACCATGAGGAGTTGGCTGTCCTGAGCGATGCGAGATATAGCTTCCAGTTGCTGAGGGTGGGTGGTTGGCTGATCTTTGACGATGTGGAGATGAGTCGCCCGAGAGAACATCATGTGAAGCAGGGGTTGCATTGCTTTGTCGAGGAGGTAGGACAGTCAGTGCGGAGGGTGTTCAAACATCGGCACGTGGAAGCATGGGAGAAGGTTGACCAGACTAGTCGGGAGGTTCAAGGTTAATGGTACGGCACGCATCGGTGTTGCTTGCAGGTGTAGGTATGATGTTACTGGGTGAGGCGACGGGCAACCCTCTGTATGACGTATTACTACAGGGGGGAGGCATGACGCTGCTGGCTGTGGTGGTGGTGATACTACTGCTCAAAGTGCTGCCTGGCTACCACCAGGCTATGAAGGATGTGGCCGAGACTCACGCCAAGGCGTTGGCCGAGTTTCGGGAGCGTCTAGAGGCGTGGGAGGTTGGTCGCAGGGAGGATAGTAAGCAGCTCAACGATACACTAATGATGATGGTTCAACGTATTCTTGAACTACGCGATTCGGTCAATGGTAGTAAAGGAGGTCAGTCATGAAACGATTGCTGCTATGGACGGTGGCGTGGATTCTGGTGGCGAGTGAGGTTGCAGCGGCTCCACCTGAGGACGTGCGGAAGAAGCACGAGCAAATGTTGTACCCAGTGGTTCGGGTAACCGTGGAGGACGGCGGTGGCAGTGGGACGATCCTCTACAGCGAGGATCGCGGAGATGGTTGTCAGACATACGTCCTCACGAACAATCATGTCATTGAAGACGCGGTTAGGGTTGAGGAGCGATGGAGTAGTTTGCTCCAGAGGGACGTGAAGCAGGAGGTCAGGGAGCCGGTTAAGGTCGAGGTGTTCCGCTATGCTGAGGGCAGCGTCCAGGACATCACGGACACTTGCGTGGCCGACATTGTGGCGCGGGATAAGGAGGAGGATCTAGCACTGCTGCGATTGAGGACGGCACACAAGTTTGATTACGTGGCGCGTTTGTTGCCGGATGAGGCTGAGGTGCATATCTTCACGCCTTGTTGGGCTGTCGGTTGCACGTTGCTCCACCCGCCGATTGCGACTGAGGGAACGATTAGCTACATGAACGAGGTGATTGAGCGCAAGACCTATTGGATGAGCACGGCTCAGATCTGCTTTGGGAATAGTGGAGGTGCGATCTTCATTGAGCACAAAGGCAACTACTACTTCGCGGGCGTGCCGTCCAGGGTGCAAGGTCTATGGCTGAATCCGGCTACGACACAGCCGGTCACGCACATGGGATGGCTTGTACCCATCCCGAGAATCAAGGAGTGGATTGTCAAGGAGAGGCTGACGTTCCTGCTCGACGCCAAGGTGAAGCCTAGCGAGTGTTTCGCTGAGCGGGAGAGGATACGGGTGAAGTCACTGAAGGAGCTTGCGAGTGAGGATGAGTAGTGAGTTGTTGACTTTTGAGCAAAGGGCACGAAATGACGTTGCGAAGAAAAGCTAGGCGGTTGGTGCATTTGCTGTCTCGCAGTATGCGCGAGGAACCACACAAGTGGACTGTTAGTGGAGAGGGATTGGCTAATGGTCCTTGGCGAATCATGTGGATCTACGCGCATGTGGGTTTGTTGGGACCATTGGAGTGGGAGACCCCGCTATCCCGGTCGTACATTCCATGGCACGTCGAGTTGTCCTTTGGAGGAACGCCGGTATGGCTGCCGTTCCTAGCACGATGGAGATTGCGTCGAGCCGTGCGCCGGTTCCTTATTGATAAAGGCATCACAAGGGAGACGGAACATGAACGGTGATGAGTGGACGTGGCTAGCGGTTGTTTTTGTGGTGGTGTTTTGCATTGTTGGTGTAGTCGAATCACGAGGGAAGGAAAACGAAGCCGAAGTTGTGCAGGCTTTAGTTACGGCGGAGTGGTGCGGATCGTGCAAACAGATCGAGCCATACGTTTCCAAGTTGAAGGAGAAGGGGGAGTTATGGAGGTGGGATTTTGACAAGCACAGAGAGCACTGCAAAAAGTATGGAGTAGAAGTTGTGCCCACTCTCATTGTGTGGGAGAAGCGCGACGGATGTTGGTACTGGTGTTGGTTCGTAGGTGTTGATGCGATTAGGAGATATGCAACGGATGACTGAGGTTAGTTTTAATCAGCTACTGACGGACGTAGCAAGAGAGCTAGCCGACCTCCTTCGGAAATACAACCCCTACCACGATCCTCGAACGGGGAGGTTTACATTCTCCCCTTCGAGGACGGACACCTCTCACACTCAGGAGGTGATGGGGAAGTGGCGAGAGGAGGTGGAGGGCCGAGTTGGTGATTTAGACACGGAGGAGGGGCGTGGGAAGCTCAAGGCTGAGGTGGTAGAGAATTTGGGTGCCACACTAGAGGAGAAGGTGGGCCGGGAGAGGCTCGCTCAGGTGGCGAGGAGGTGGATGGAGGAGTGGGAGTTGAGTGATTTGATTGGGGAGGATGATGCGTACGAGATCAGGGAAACTTTGAAGGGACTGCCCCCCGAGCAGCAGGTGGTTGGTTTGCTGATTGACGCATGGGCGGTGGACTCGGGTGGGATTCCGTTGTCGCTGGCATTACAGCGCGCTGCTGCGAAGGAATTAGGTGGAAATTCGTATCCGCGCGAGGCCAGGGAGAATTCACTTGTGAGAAAGAGGTTGGAGGAGGTGTGGTCGGAGGATGAAGATGTGATTCGTGGATTCGTTAGGTCGGTGTATGACCACACCCAAAGGGAGTTGGAGGCTAGAGGGATTGAGGAGTTGGTATTGTATCGAGGGGTCAGGGTGAAGCAGGAGAAGCCTGCTGGATATACTCAAACTGGTACGTCACCAGCCTCGTCGTTCACTACCGATTATGAGACGGCAAAGAGCTTTGCCGAAGATACCATCACTCGCACTCCGGCCGTTGCAGTTATGAGGATACCCAGAAGCAGGGTGCTTTCTACTTACATGACTGGCATTGGCTGCGCAAGCGAGAAGGAGGTGGTCGTGTCGGGAAGGGGTTTATTCAGGGCTGGGTTCGTGTATGGCTCGCAAAACATTGAGTCGGAGGACCTTTTTTGGGAGAGGTTGGAGGGGGCGAAGGCGAAGAAGGTGTTCGATTTTGATTCCGATAAGGCCTCAGCTAACTGGCCTAAGAGAACTGACGATCGATTGTCCAGTTTGTGGGGAGGTAGTAGGGTGTGAATGAGGAGGGAGTGTGTCTGACATTGGTTCGTAGGTGTTGATGCGATTAGGAGATATGCAACGGATGACTGAGGTTAGTTTTAATCAGCTACTGACGGACGTAGCAAGAGAGCTAGCCGATCTCCTTCGGAAGTATAACCCTTATCGCGATCCTCGCACCGGCCGTTTCACTACAGGGCCTAGCAGACAAGGTGAGCGGGGCACAACTCGTCGGGGCACGTCCCGGCGAGAATCGCAAGGCTCCCGCGCGCGGTCGGAGAGAGCGAAGAGAACACATAAGCCAAGCACGAAGGAGAAGCAAAGGAGGGGGGAGGCGGAGCAAGCGAGGTTGGCGAAGGTTATTGGAGGTCGAGATGAGGGGGATAACAAGCCATTCGATGTGATTGTCGGTAGGCACGGCATCGAAGTGAAGACTGTGATGGACAACAACAATGACAAGATCACTGTACATCCATCGTCTCGCCGGCGTAAGGAGGCCGAGGCAAAGCGTCGAGGGTTGAAGATGCACACAGTGGCTATTGATGTCAGAGGCGGTCGCAGGAAGTATTACTACCGCGAGGGAGTGGGAGCTTTTCGGCTGAGGTCAATGAGGAAAGTAACGGTGGCTGAGTTGAAGAAGTTGTTGTCTGAGTGAAAGGGAAGGACTGTGAGTTATTGGCTTGAGGACGCGGACGGGAAATGGCTGGGCGATTTTGCTACGAACAAGGGAATCATTGAGATGCGGGAGAAAGCCGGATCGGCGTTGCTTGAGTTTTTGGATGAGGGGGAAGCGGATGCTGAGTTGGTAGAAAAGGTGATTGATGAGGTGAAAGGTGATTCGGAGTTGAGTTATGTGGCAAAGTTGTTGAAGAAAGGCGATCCCCCAGTCATTATTACTGATGGATGTGGTTATGTATAATGGAAGGAGAGAACATGGCTAAACCACCGCCTGAGTTCAGTCTGGCTGTTATGCGTCATATGGTGCCTGTGGTTATCGACAAGTTCATTGCATGGTGGGGCGGTTGTCCTTACACCCACGTGGCGATTAGGATCGACTACAAGGGTGAGCCATATGTGTATCATAGCCACCCGAAGATTGGAGAGCCGTTCAGTAAGAGCGGGCCGCAGCGGCACTCGTGGGAGGAGTACAACGAGGTTATAATTCCACACTGGGAGAGCTTGCCGTGGGCCAGGTATTGGGGAGGTATCGATCACAAGTGGATAGAGCCGCCTGTTGAGATTCCAGAGGAACGGAAAGTCATTGCTCGCGGTGTGGCTGATTGGCTGGTGGATCAGTCGGGCATTAAGTATGGGTTGTTCCTCAACTACTTGTTCTGTCTGCGGCGTTGGATGCACTGCTCGGAATTTGTCGATGCGGTTGCATGGCAGGTTAACCTGGGCTCTGGCAAAGGGGCTCGCACGACTCCTTGTGATTTGCTATGGGAGTATGAAGTGCGGAAGGGCAGGCCGAGGTTGCCGTGGTCAGGATTTGGGCCGGAGCCTCCTCAGTGGATAAGTGAGTTGAGTAAGGGAGTTAAGCATGTAAGGCAGTTTTTGTGGTACAAGGTGACAGGATATCCAGTGAGGCTAGTGCGTTTGAGCGAATTGTTTCCGGATTGGGCGCGGGAGAAATGAAGCAAAGAAAATTACCATACACACTGAAACACAACCCGCCGGTGACGTGGTGGGAGTTTGTCGTGTGGGTCGTTAAGTGGATCTGGTGGAAGATATGGTACATGTAGGACTGTTTGTTGCCGGTTTGGTGTTCATTGCGATACACGGCTTGTTGTTGTATGAAGGGTTGGAGCGTCCTTTTTGGAGCGGAGGAGGAAGTCAGCGTTTGTTGGATGGCTGGTCGTTCACACACTTCGGGCATGGTATCGTTTTCTATGCAATCTTTCGTGGTCTGGGTGCGCCGTCTGTTGTTTCAATTGCTTTGTCTTTGGCTTTGGAGATGCTTTGGGAGTGGATGGAAAATGGGCCTGGTGTCACTTGGTTTCAGTGGTGGCATGAGGATGGCTACTGTGGAGATTCAGTCGTTAATTCGTGTATGGATGTGGCTGTGTGCTGGTTCGGCGCATGGCTGACTAGTTGGTTTGTATGAGGTGCGAACATGACTGCATCACGCTTGTTGAGCGAACTTCCGAGGCCCCTGAGTGACTGGCGATGCGTGCTAGATTACCCAGGGGCAGACATCGGGGAAAAGATTAACGCAGCAGTTGCGGACCTGCCTGATGAGGGTGGTGTCGTGCTTCTGCCTGATGGATCTCATACTATTGAGACGCCTGTTTTGATTGACAAGGATGGGGTGGCGTTGAAGGGAGTTGGGACGTTTCCGGGAGCGGTATGGACGTATTGTGGTACTCGGTTGGTGAGCAGTATCACCACGGCACCTCCTATTTCGATTGGTGTTGCTGGAAGTACGACTAGGTTCGGTGTGTGCCTAGAGGGTTTTGGGCTGACACAAACTGCGGATACAACTTATCCGCTGGTGCATGTGGTGAAAGCCGCCTGGGGTCATATCAGGGACTTCCACCTGTATGGGTCGAAGTCAGGTGTTAGTTGGGGCGGTAGATCAGCCGTAGGAATGAAGTTGGGGGGTCCAGACGGCAACTATGCTTCCTACGGTTGGAGGCTGAGAGACGTGCATGTCAACTATGCGGAGGATGGTCTGGTAGCAGAAGCGTCGCATGGGTTGCAGGTGTTTGGTGGACTTGTCTATGGCTGTCGCAGAGGCATTGTGATTGGTGAGAATCAGACGCCTACGGGCATCGGTTTCCACGGGTTTGATGTGGAGAACAATGTTATTGGATTTGACGTTCGGGCAGGCCGGGTGCTTAGTTGGCACAACACCTACATGGAGGGAGCTTACGGTCCTGGGACTGTTGAGGAAGATATGTATCTCTTCAGAATCGGAGCGAGGGAAAAGGTGCTGGGAATGGTTATCAATGGATTGTATGTGCAACTGGGAGGAGCAGAGTTCCGGCACGCATATGGAATCAGACTGGAGAGGGTCCAGGGACTGAAGCTAGCTGGACTAAAGACGGCAGCCGGATGGGACTACCTGATTCAAAACGTGGCAACGGATGTGGACGACGTTGTGATTGAGTGTAGCGACATTAGTTGCCCGTTGACAGACGACTACACCGGAATCAGGGCCATACTCGGGTGTGGAGACAAGGGCCAGGTGTGTTTCCCGAATTTGCCGACCAGTGATCCGGCACGTGATGGTGAGCTGTGGCTAGACAGTGGAACCCTGAAGGTCTCGACGGAGGAGAGTTCGAGCAGCAGTGGTTCGGCTGGTTCTAGCAGCAGCTTCAGTTCTAGTTGTTCGAGTTCGTCGAGTTGATATGGCTGACTACTACCTGACACCGGATGGAAGCGATGCGAACGATGGCCTGAGTTGGGCTGCGGCTTGGCCGTTGTCTGAGACTCGGTTACAGGATGCGGTCAATGCGATTCAGGACGATGCCGATTCCTACGTGAAGATTGCAGTCGACCCCGTCTCCGCGCCTGGTATCACGCTCTCCTCTCCTATTCAGCTACCGGCAGGAAGCGACGTGCGCCGGACCTTGCGTGGGTATCGTTGGGACAGCAGCTTGGGGCAAGGTGTCGAAGACGGAACCCGTGCACGACTCGACGCCAATAACACAGCAAAGACTTGCCTGTACTATCAGGGTTGGCATTGGCACTTTCGCAACCTAGAGTTTCGTAATGCGACTGACTGCGGTGTGCTTCCAGGCGCAAGCGGTCACGCTTACGCCAACCACTGGTTCAACTGTCGTTTTTGTCACAACGGTGCGGAGGGCTTCTATAACCGGGATACTTCCACAGGATATAGGGGATACTACTCAGCCATTTCTCACTGTCGAGGGGATCACAATGGGGCGTCTGGCTTTCGCACTTACGGGCAAGCGTCTATTGTGTGTAGCGTAGCGGACCACAACAGCGACAAGGGGTTTGCTTGGTTTGCGGGGATGGCGTGTTGTTTGGCCTATGCGAACGACTATGGGATCTACGGTTCCGGGGCAGGGGATTACGCTGTTCGTGCGTTCTGTGTGACAGATGGGAATTCTTTGTATGGAATCATTGGCTACAACATGTTGTTAGTTGGTTGTCGTTCTACTAACAACACTCAGTATGGGTTCGCGAGCTCGGGTGGTGGGGTCTATGTGAGCACGGCTATTGGGTGTTATGCGGCAAACAACGGTTCAGGTGACTACATAGGCGACTTTATCCGAGTGGTTGGTGGGATAGATACCTGTAGCAGTGGCGGAGGGCATGGTTATCGGGATCGAAGTAACGGGTTGTTTGAATCGTTGGTCCGGTCCGCTGGTTATGGGAGAAAGATTGTTCTGCCGGATGAGTCAACGATTATGCGCCTGGTGTCCGGGTTGCCTAATGTGCCAACTACAGGCCAGGTTTTCGAAGGGGTGTTTAGCTGATGTTTCACAGTCAGACGTTTACGGTCTCCAACGCAGATATCACGTCGGAGTATGGCGTTGATTTGACCCCGAGTAGTTTGGAGAACTTTGCTCCAAGCGGGGCCCACGCACTGTTGCACCACCAGTTGTTGCTTAGTGGCCTGGATAGTAATGGAGGGACAATCACGGCTCGTTGGAAGGTTGTGCGAAACTCAACTGTGTACTACGGGCCGTCCGAAAGCGTGACGTATCAGCCAGGGGATACCACCCTGGTAGTTGATCTGAAGGAGATTTTGTTCCTCTCTGAGGATTCGCTTACTTTGCTGTTGTTGAGCGACAACGCGAGTGATACGTCGGTTGACATCTCAGTTGTGCAGGTGAACGCGCAGCAGGTCAACGTAGGGGCGATATCCGAAAGTACGGAGGCGGCTGACACTGTGGAGTCGAGGATTGGGAATCTCGATGTTGCTGTTTCCAGTAGGGCGAATGGGGCTTACTATACCTACGCGAGGGCTCAGAGACTGGACAATCTGGATGCCACTGTAAGTTCTCGCAGCACGTTGGAATTAGCCGATCTGGATTCAGTAAGGTCTGAGGTGTTGTCTGCCATCTACGACATTGGTGTAGCAGCGGCGAGTGTGGGAGCTGTGGCTACTAGCCGCACGATCTCGGCCGGAACGGAGGGCGATAATACGTCGCTTGACGACACTTATGGGCTCGACGAGTCCTACCACATAATTACGGCGTCTGACGGCGAGATTGATGTGTACTATGAGTTCACACTGGACGACGATTATGTGCCGGTGGGCCTGCACATTAAGGGTCGGCTTCACGAGGGGAATACACCAAGTGGTCAGGATAGTGTTAACATTCAGGTTTATGATTGGAACTCGAGTGCTTGGGAAACCGTCGTGCCTCTGCAAGGAGGCTTCGTGGGCGTGGCAAATAGCGACAATGAGGATGATGAGGTGCGGGTAGTTCCGCTATTCGCTCGGCACAAAGATAGTTCAACCAACGCAGTACGAGTGCGGTTCGTTGGAACGGGACTCAAGACTGGAACAGCTCTCTACGTGGATCAGATTTACCTGACCTACACCGCTGTTTTGTCGTACACCGGGATCGCTGGGGCGATCCTAGCGAATACCGACTACAAGTTACAGACCGATTCAGATGGGTACGCCCTGGCGGATGCTGTCAAGATTGGTGGAAGTAAAACAGCGGCGGACGATGTTAAAGCGAAGATCGGCAACCTCGATGCGGCGGTAAGCACGCGGGCTACACCAGCGCAAGTGAACAGCGAGTGTGACACGGCTCTGAGTGACGCGGGTGTGACCACGGCACGCATGGCAAAGCTGGACAATGCCTTGTTGGATACCACCTGGACCGATGCCCGCGCGGCCAAGCTGGACAACCTGGACGCTGCGATAACAACCCGCTTGGCAGCGGCAGATTACACGGCACCGGACAACGCGGGCATCGCTGCGATTCAGGCACAGACGGATCAGCTTGAGTTCGCGGGTGGAGATGTCAAGGCTACGTTGGATGGAGAGAAGGTGACTGTTTCGAGTAACGAAGACAAGACTGGCTACAGCCTGACGTCGGACTATGACGCGGCGAAGACGGCGGCGAAACCTGGTGATCAGATGGCACTGACTACCGTAGCGGTTGCTAGTCTGGTAGATACCTTCTTGGACGAACCCGCTTCCGAGCATAGGACTGCGGATACGGTGGGGGAAAAGATCTACGATGCAGGGGAAGCTGGCGCGAAGACGATCAACATTACGACGGATACCGTAGTGGTAAGAAGCGAGTAGTGACATGGGAACGATCACGATCACAAAGAACTGGGAAGTGGACGGAGTGTTGACTGATGTGACGTCGGCCAAACTATCCGACCCGACGGGGACTTATGGCGTGAAGAGGAACGACACGGGAGAGGTAATTGTCCCCGATGGTACAGACATGACCAAGGTAGGCACGGGCCAGTATAGCTATCAGTTCACTGAGCCGTCGGATGGTCTAACTTACACAGCCTACGTGGAGATCGTCTATGGTGGCAACACATACTGGTTTGAAGAGGACATCACAGGAACGACTACGGGAATTGTGTCATCTGAGGAAGTGCAACAGGAGATGGGTATAAGCTCGGCAACGGCGATGGAGTTGGCAATCATACAAACGGCCATAAAGAGGGCCGAACGGGCGGTCAAGCGTTACTTGCGTTACGATCCAGTCAAGCGACAGCGGACGGAGTTCTATCCGCGAGGGCCAGTGACTGCGAGCGGATGGGTGAGGTGGGAGGCATCGGAGACGGAGGCGTATCTGAGGAGATATGGTACGGGTAGGGCAGACGAACTGATCCTGCAACACATTCCTGTTCGCAATATCGACTACTTGTATGTGGACTATGACGGACGCTTCGGACAGCAGAGCGGGGCGTTTAGTGACAACACACTCAAAGCGGAAGGTACGGACTATTGGTTGAGTTTCGACATGCTTGACGATTCGGGCAAAGGTATCTGCTTTGATGGCATCCTTCGATGCGCTGGTACGTGGCCTGCCGAGCCGGGCACGGTGAAGGTGGTTTATACGGCGGGATATAGCAGTGACGAGTTGCGAGGAAACTTGTCAATCATCGACGCTTCGCCGATCTGGGAGAGTGTGTTGGAAGAGGCGGTGCGGCGAGCCAAGAAGGCGTTGACGCAGGCGAAGGCGTCGGGAATAGGACACTTCCCGGGCATACTTGTCAGCGAGTCTTTGGGAGACTATCACTACAGTGTTGACGTGGCAACGGCAAGGTCATTGTTTGGAGGTGTATGGGATGTCTCTGGAGCTACAAGGGAGCGTTTGAGTCCGTTCATTCATTGGGGGATGATGTTATGACCGAGCAAAGGGATTTGTCGGCGTGGTTGTCAGAATTGGATCAGGCAGCAGAGCAGGTAGCCGAAACAGTGGCAACCATGTGGTGGGCTATTTTCCGTAGGTTGGTAGAAAAGGGTTTCAGTGAGGAACAGGCTGTTGAGATAGTAAAGGCAATGGTACATGGCCGAGGTTATTTACCATGATCCGCTGCGGGTTGTGCGCCCGGGCAGAGGTGAGGTCGATTTGGAAGGACTCTGGGCAGGACAGCCCGGTTTTCTCGTTTGTGGTGGTCCGAGTCTGTCTAAGGTGGACCTGTCGTTACTGCGCAGTAGGGGAGTTGTGTCGGTTGGAGTCAACAACGCAGCCGCATGGGCGCCGGTGAAGGCTTGGACGTTTGGGGATACACAGAACAAGTTTCATCATGGGCTATTCCTCGACCCTGGTGTTATGACGTTTGCTCCCATTCCGAAGTTGAGGAAAACGATACACGTGAAGCGAGACGGAAGGTTCTACGCAACTGATGTAAGGGTAGCCGACTGTCCGAACACGTATGGATACGAGCGCCGCACGATGTTTGTGCCACATACTTTCTTCACCGATCCGTGGGCACACTGGGGCAGTGGCAAACATCAGCCTCCTGGTGAGGAAGGGGTTGGATGTTTATGTACGATGTTGCTTGGTTTGCGGTTGTTGATATATCTTGGTGTGAGGAAGGTATATTTATTGGGTGTTGATTTCTGTGGTACTGAAGATGGCAAGTGCTACGGTTTCCCAAATGAGAAGCCGATTCGTCGTAAAATAAAGTGGAGGTATCCAAAGGAGCGTAAGATGTTGGAGTTGTTGATGCCGGAAATGGAGAAGAGAGGGATCGAGGTTTTCAACGTAGGGCCTTGTACTAAGTTGGATTTGTTTCCAAGGGTATGGTATGAGGATGCGATCGAGGATTGTTGTAAGGGAGTAGGGAAGGAGCCCTTGGATACAACTGATTGGTATAACAGGAGGGCACATAGGGAGGCTGAGGCGTGTGGTGTGTCGTTGAGGAAGAGTGAGTTACTTCGGATATAGTTGGAGGATATATGCAATGACGAAGCTGTCGGAAAGGAACGGAAGAGGAGAGTCTAGGCGGATTGTAAAAAGGACGGTGAGTGGAAAACCGCCTGTGAGAAAGGAAGTTAACCACACAGTTCAACCATTGGAGTGTAAGGAATCTGTTGCTATGCAGGTAATGTCTTGGTTTCAGGTGTTTGTTTTGATTGTCGGATTCGCTTTGGGCATGTTCATCGCGTTGGAGATGTGGTCGGTACGTATGGAGAAGCGGGCAGTAGGTAGATTGCAACAACTTTGGCAAGCGTTAGAGGAGGAAGTACAGGCAGCAGAAAAGGCGGCGGAGATGGAGATACTTGAGAACAAAGTGTTTGCACCATACCCTGGTGAGTTTTCTGTGTTTGAAGGAAAGGAAACTATTGAGGAGGGAGGAATGCCTAAGTAGTTAGAGGAGGTCGTGTGATGAGACATCTACTGGGATTTGTTGCGTGGCTGCTTGCGGGGACACTAATCGCTTTCGTGTGGCTGCTTGTCGAGGTATTTTGTTGTCTCTTTTTGGGAGTGTTTGTCTCGGCGGAGAAGGCGGAGAGGGTAAGTGATTTGATGTCAGTTGGCCTTGCGTTCTACGTGTTGTTGTGGCCTATCACTTACTTGGTCTGGGCGGCGTATAGGGTGCTAAGTTGGTGGTCTGCATCCATGGAGCAACAGTATGGGAGCATGCAGAATGGGAAGGCCCGAACCGAAGCGTTGCGAAATCTGCGGTGAGTGGATACGTTTCCCCGTCCCGCGCCGGATGCCTGATGGGAGGGTAATGATTGTATGCTCTGAATGTTCAGAGGATCCGGCGGAGCAGGCGCCGAAGAGGGAGCATGTGAAGGATCGGGCAGCGTTGCATGATATGGAGTATCATGGAGGCCGTTTTCACGCTGGTGAATGGTGAGGTTTGCACACATGACGCTAGACGAGTATCAAGAGAGAGCGAGAGGAACTGCCTTCTATCCGTTACACATGCTCTACGTGTCCATCGCTCTTGCTGGCGAAGTAGGAGAGTTGGCGAATCAGGTCAAGAAGTTGACACGCGACGACCTGCCGGATTACGATTGGAGGGACGTCTTGCCAAGGCAACAGATACCGACAGACAGGTATGAGCGGATTGTTGATGAGCTAGGCGACGTGTTGTGGTATGTTGCAGCTATGGCGAGTGAATTGGGTGTTTCGTTGGAGGAGGTTGCAAAGCGAAACTTGACCAAGCTAACTGAGAGACATGGGAGATAGCGATGTCGCTGTTGGACCAATTGCCGCACAGATGCACGATCCGGAGGCGGGTAAGGACTATCGATGTTCTTGGCGGGGCAAAGGATACACTTGAAACGGTGGCGACCGATGTCCCTTGTTGGGAACAAGCCGCTGGGTCAGGGGAAATTGAAGAGCACAGGCAAAGAGGGCAGGTTGTGACTCACAAGGTGTATTTCACAACGGACTATGGTTTTGACGAGCGTTATCAGATTGAGATAACGTCTCGCAATGGAGAGTCTGTTGATGAGGAGCCGAGCGAGGTGGTGGAGGTGGCTGAGCCAGATGCTTCCATGGCGTTTGGCATTGTGTATCGTGTGTTTGTGCGTCGTTATACTGGTGAACTAGGACCGTGAAAGGAGGGACAGAGATGCCTGTGTTGCGGGTAAACTCTAATATGGATCAAGCGTTGGACAGGGTATCGGAATCGCTAGCAAAGGCAAAAGAGGCCGGTTCATTTATGGTTGCTGTGTGGCGTGTCGAGGGGAACGAGGTTCATTTAGATCGCCACACGTGGGAATTTCCAGTAGGGCGATTTAAGGAAGCTGAGGAGATGTTGGGCAAGGCCAACGAGAGAGAAGTTTCTGGGAGCGTTGAACCTGATTTGTTGCCAATAGCTGAGTGGTGCAGAGGAGACTACCATGTTTAGTTGGTTGTTTTCGTGGGTTCCATTGCGATGGATGCGGCCAGCTGAAAAGGAAGCGCAGTTGTGGAGTCGCAAGGTGGAAAGACTTGTCCGGCGGCTGCAAAAAGCCGAACATCGCTTGCGTGTTGAGCGTAATCGCTTGGCTTCTTTGCAATCGGATATAGAGATGTGGGAAGCTGAGTTGTTTAAGCGAGTGAGGGCTAGAGGGGCGGAGGAGCTGGAAAAGACTGAAAGGAGGAAGCGAGAGGTGGAGTCGTTGCTAGACGAAGCTAAGCAACTGATTGCCGATGAACAGCGGATTGTGAAGGCATTGGAGGAAGAGAACCGAGTTCTCAATGACACAGTTATTCCAGCATTGGTGGCTGGTAACCGTTTGATCCAAGAAAGGTGCGGTGCGGAGATCGCAAAGGCAGCAGCGTTACAAGGTATGCTTCAAAGGGGCGAGCGAAACGGCACGGCACAGTAATGGACCCGTGGAATTTTGAAGATGTAAAGCGGTTTTTGCGAGAGCGATTTCCTTTAAGGAATTATCGCCTCTACATAAGGCTACAAGAGCCGGCGTGTGGTGAGGATGGCTACACGTCAGTGTCTAGGAGTGAACGTACAATTACTATTCTTGTGAATCCTAGACAGTCGTTGTCTAACAGGATCCATACTCTTCTGCATGAGTATGCCCACGCTTTACATCTGGATCGAATTGAGTGGCATGGGCGCCAGTGGTCTAGATTGTATGCTGAGTGCTATACAGCATGGGAAAAGTTGTCTGGGGAGTGAGTATGCCAACACCTGAGTTGACTGAGGATGTATTGAAGGAGGCAGTTAGAGCATATAACAAGGCAGGAAGGAACTTGTCGAAAGCTGCGAGGGAGCTTGGTATTTCAAGGGAGAAGTTGCGTTATAGGCTAGCAAAGGCAAAGGCGAGAGGAATAGGATCGGGAAATGCGAGTTATTCGAGAGAGGAGTTCTTGGAGGTTGTTGATTGGAGGCGCAAACTGGAAGCGGTGGTGGATGGTGTGTTGAGTAGGCTTAGTGCTGATGAGATTATTGGGGATCAGGAAATGCGAGTCGTGTATTGTGGAGTTGGCAACAACGGACGGTGGCGGGAGGTTACACGGAAGAGGAAGTATGACCAGTATAGGTTTGTATGTGGGAGGCGAGTATGGTGGGCTCGGAAGGAAACGGTCAAGTGGGCTCTAGCTAACGTAACGGGAGCGCGTCCATATGGCGGGAAAGAGTAAGTACACTAGGCAGGAGTTTAAGGGGGAATATGACCCGGCAGAGGAAGTTAGATTTCTCCGAGCTGAGGTGCGGAGGTTAGAGGGTCAGTTGGAGAAGGTGAAGCAGGAGACAGGGATGGTGCGGATACTGATGGAGGATGTGAAGGAGGCGATTAAGGCGCTGCCTCCGGTGAAGAGGCGCAAAGGTAGGCAACGTAAGGTTTCCAAGGTGAGTTCGCCCGTTGTGTATGTGAGTCACTGGACAGACTGGCACATGGGAGCGATTCAGGATCCGGCGGAGGTTGAGGGATTTGGGGAGTTTAGTCCGGAGATTCTGGAGAGGAGGATAATGGATTGTGTTGAGCGGCAGTTGGAGTGGGTGGAGTTACACAGGTCAAACTATCGGATTGAGGAGTCTGTTGATCTGGTGACGGGCGATCTGATAAGTGGGGGCATACATGATGAACTCTTGTGGACTAATGCCTTTCCGGAGCCAGTGCAAGCGATAAGAGCTGGTGAGCTCCTGGCGCGGGTGGTTGCTAGAAAAGCCGCGGAGTTCAAGAAGGTGGTAGTTCACTTTGTCACGGTTGATAATCATGGTCGCCTGACAAAGCGCAAGCAACATCAGGAGGCGGGGTACAATTGCTGGGGGTATGTAATCGGTTTCTACGCCAAGGAGAGGTTGCGGGAGCACAAGAATGTGGAGTTCAATGTGTATCCAGTGACGCAACAGGTGGTGCAGGTGAGCAACAGACGCTACCTCCTGACGCATGGCGACAGGGTGAGGGCGTGGATGGGTTTCCCCTACTATGGACAGGAGAGAAAGATCAGTCGTGAGGCGTCCAGGCGTATGCGTCGGGCACTGGACGAGTGGCGGAAAGGCGTGTTGCTTGATGACGGTGTGGAGGTCTTGTTTGACCTACTGGTCGGTGGGCACTGGCATGTACCAATGACCCACTGTTTGTACTGGCTGGGGGGCAGCGCGTGCGGCACAACGGCATACGATCATAGTCAGGGTAGGTGGGCTGAGCCGAGCCAGCCGTCTTGGCTTGTGCATCCAAAGCATGGTGAATTTGACAGAACCGATTGGAGGTTGAGATGACTGCTGAAGAACATTACAAGCGGATCTTGGAAGAGATCAGAACGTTGCACGAGGCTAAGGGTGCTGATTATGGATCCGATGAGGATCCGTTTGCTAACCTTCGGGCTAGCGAGCAGTTTGGTTTGCCTGCGTGGGTTGGTGTTGCAATACGTATGCAGGACAAGATGACTCGCATACAGTCATTTGTGAGGAAAGGTTTTTTGGAGAACGAGTCCGTAGAGGATTCGTTTCTCGATCTGGCAAATTACGCCATGTTGGGCTTGGCTTTGATGAGGGAATCGCGCGATGAAGACAGAGATCCCGCCCCGCATGGTGACACATAGCGGCTTGTGTATCGATCTGGAAAACATCACTCCCAGGGATTTGCGGATTAGTGACATAGCTCATTCTCTATCTCTGTTATGTCGGTTTGGTGGGCACTGTTCTAGATTCTGGAGTGTGGCGGCCCATTGCCTCATTTGTTGCAGGCAGGCCAACATGGATGGTATGTCGTCAATGGTTCAGTTTGGATGCTTGTTGCACGACGCAGCTGAAGCATATTGGCAGGACCTTGGTGCTCCTCATAAACGGTGTCAAGGAATGGAGGGTTATGTCCGCAGGCTTGAATTGACACAGGAGTTGATCTATAATTCGTTTGGAGCTAAGTTGAACGAAGAGGAGAGGTGTCAAGTTAAGTACATTGACCTCAGAGTATTGGCTGCGGAGGCGTCCTTGTTGATGAGGGACAAGGGAAAGGAGTGGTTGGTGCTGGAGAATGTGGAGCCAGCACAGCTAACGTATAGGGATGTCAATTGGTTGTCGAGTCCGAAGATTGTGGAGAACATGTATATTAATGAGTTCAGTAGGCTGTATGCTGAAGTGAACGAGGAGTGGAATTGAGCTGATCAGCAAGCTAAGGGGAAAGACGGCATGTCCTCGCTGCAAAAAGCAATTTCAAATATCAATATGCTGGTCGGTACAGCAAAGGCGACAGCAACACGGAGCCAAAGAGAGGATTCTATTTTGTCCAGTGGAGTTTCTTCCACAGCGGTTCCCGTAGCTTCCTCGCGCTATAAGGAGCGGTACAATCTATTCAGGGGATGGGTTTATGCGGCCATCAACGCAATCTCTAGTGAAGCTGCATCAATGTCTGTTAATGTTGCTCGTCGGAAGAAGTCATCCAAGAAACGGCCAGCATATCAAGCCATTAAGTCGTTGAGGGAACAGAAGGAAGTGTATGACTATGAGGAGGTGTTGTCTGATGATAGCATCACAACAGTAATTGAGCAACCGAACGAGTTTCAGACTCGTGTGTCATTTGTATATTCGTTTGTTGCTAATCTGTGCCTCACAGGGTGGAGTTTTGTTGTAGTCGAAGCTAAAAAGGGTGATGGTGATTTGCCTGGCATACGGTTGTATGCGTTGCCGACTACGTGGATCCATCCGAATCACAGGGAGCGTCCGTTCGGTTCGTTTTTTGTTGGTGGGCCAGCATCCTCAAAGGCGGATTGGGTAGAGCTGCCTAGGGAGAACGTGGTGTTTGCTCACCTTCCGAACCCGGCTAATCCTTTGGGTGGATATGCGCCGGCGGCGGCTGTCCTCCCGGCGCTGCGCATTGATGATCACATTCAAACGACGCAAGAGAAGTTTTTTGAGCGAGGCATCTTCCCGTCCGTAGTGATTACGGTTGGAAAGGACCCGCACCCTGAAGCGCCAGGGGGTGGTTGGCGTCCCCGTTTGACTCCCGAGCAAAGGCGACAGATAGCGACGGCGATTAAGAAGCTCTGGGCTGGGGTGGAAAATTATGGGGAGCCGGCTATTGTTGATGGGCTTATCGAGAGGATCGATCGTTTGTCTGCTACTCAGCACGAGCTTGGATGGCAAAGATCTGAGGAAACAATCCGCACTAGAATCCTCTCGGCTTTCGGAGTGCATCCGTTCATTCTCGGCGAAAGTGTGCCTGGTAGTTATGCTCAGTCGGCCATTATTGAAAGTCGCTTTTACCGGCGGGTCAACTTCTATACGGAGATGTTGAGCAATGTGGTAACCCGTGCAATTTCAAACGTATTAGGAAACGAGGATTACATCGTATGGTGGGACCGGGCGGAACCTACCGATCCGTCATTACATTACACGAACCTTCGTTATGCTCGGAGCATCGGGGACATCAGCCAAAAGGAGTTCAGAGCGTTGATGGGGTTGCCAGACGATCCCGATGGTCAGGAATCAGCGATTCTGCCGTCACAACTGGCTCCGTTGACACAGCTATTGGTTCAGATTGGGGCTGGTGCTATTCCTGGACCGCAAGCGGAAGCGTTGCTAATGGCTGCTGGCTTGCCGAGGAAATTGGCAAGACAAATTGCAAATCCACCGAAGGGAGTTGGTGGTACGGAAAGCCGAGCTCCGCAGGGAGGAGGCGAAGAGGGGAGAAGCGAGGGGGAGAGTATTGATGAGCTGGAAAGTGAATTGAGGGAGCGTTCCCTGCAATTGCTTCAGCAGTTGCCCCAGGTGTCAAAGGACTTGCTTGATGAGTATGACAGGGGAATAGAATGAGTAAGTTCGTGGAACAAAAGAAGAAAGAGTTGCGGCGAGTTGTTTCGCGAGCGCTGTCCGTTGTAATGGCTGAGTATGCCACTCGTGTGTATGAGTTGTTGGACAAGTATATGCTTCACTTGTCATACAAGCGGGCAAGTTTTAGAGCGGTGAACCGGATGTCTGAGAGGTTGGCTAAAGTCATTGCTAGCGAGCTGAAGGAGTTTTCGAAGAGGTTGGAGAAGGGGGCAGGTAAGAAGGAAGCAACGTCAGATGCAATAAACTACGTAGAGGAGAACTGGGATGCCAGTGGGTTTAAGAAAAAACTGGTTGACGAAGCGTTTGTGGAGGTAGCTAGCGAAATGGTGCGGGAAGCGTGGAGGGCATTGCATCAGGAAACTACGAGAATGGAAAGACGTGGCTTGATATCGATTAGCGGGAAGGGTAAAGGGGGTGAGTAATGGCGTCAACTGCTAGCGAATGGTTACAGGGAGAAGGTAGGTGGCAGGAACTAGAGGAGTTGTTGAAAGGAGCGGTAGCTCCAGACGTGTTGAAGTTGTGGTTTGAACTGCCAGATGACATAAAGCAAACGATTGCCGACCGGTTATATGATACGTTTTCTCAAGGCTACTGGGACGACATTGTTGGTACGATTAAGAGCGACGTGGGAAAGTTCTTGGTGATGGGATTGCAGGAAGGATGGTCGATTCCCAGGATAGTGCGAGCCGTTGCAGTGGAGTTCATGGGGTCGACGTGGGGCTATGCCAAGCGGAGAGCGACGAATATAGCTCGTACTGAGATGACCCACGCAATGAACGGCGCGAGGGTTGCTTCCAACAGTTATCTCAAAAGTAGGTATCCAGACTTGCCTATGCGCCAGGTCTGGCTGAGCGTATTGGGTCCTACTACTCGGCCAGAGCACGCTGCGTTGGACAGTGTGCCTGAGGACGAGAATGGTTTGTGGAACCTGGTTGGATACAAGGTGCCGTGGCCTGGACACTACGGTCTGCCTCCTGAGCAACGCTGCAACTGTCAGTGTACGGTAGTGATGGAGTATGGGCTCAAGGCTGCCGGGCTCAAATACAACCCTTACCACGACCCTCAAACGGGGAGATTTACTTTCGCACCGGGAGGATTGCCTGCCGCGTCGAAGGGGACGCTAGCCAAGCTGCGGAAAAGGATTCAAACTGTGAAGGTTGGAGGGGAGCGAGGGAAACCTTCGAAGAGGGTTGCAGATCGGGTCATTGATTACATGGCTCTTCACCCTGATAGTGTTGTTAAAAGTATTGGTGGGATTTCGATTGTTGACAGGCAGGAGTGGAATAATGAGTATGTCAGACAGGGAGGCAGGAGCTACGAAGAGGGTTGGAGTGTTCAAGCATTCATTGTTTTTAGGACCGGGCATATTTTCCTAAAGAAAGGCTTTAAGGAGCTATGTCTTCATCATGAGGTTGGTCATCTAGTAGCAAGACAGTCCAAGGCATACAAGGAGTGGAGGGCCAGGTATAATATAGATCCGTCGTTTGATCGCCATACGGAATACTCAAAGACCGGTGGTCCGGAGGAAGCCTTCTGTGATTCCTATGCTGCATACATCGCTGCTAAGGGACAGGCCAAGAGTGATGAATATCGCGCGACATTCAAGATGGTGGAGGAGGTGATTCATGGACTTCGTACACATTAGAACGGGCCGGCCGTTCAAAGGAACGGTGCCTGACGTCTTCTACCTCCCCGTGGCGAAGGGATTGGGAACTGGTGTTGTGAAGGCGACGAAGGACGATGAGGAATCGGTTGTGAGGTGGATGTTTCTGCATGGCTACGTTCCTAAGAAGGGAGGGGCAGTTGGCAGCTCGAGCAGCGGAGGAAAGCAAGATGGGAGGTAATGGTCACGTAGAGTTCCTGAGGCCCAGTAATCCCGACCTGATTGCCTTAGCGGATGCAGTAGCTACCCGCTTTGTGGAATTGTGCGGCGCGTGGGAGCGGGTCCGGGGAGTTCGCCTGCAAGTGCCTGTTAGCCTTTTGAGTGATGTGAACAAGTGCAGAAGGGTTCGGCAGCGCCACAAGATGGGCGACTTTCGTCACCTTCCGTCTGAGTGGAAGGCTCTTAAGACGGTGGCTCAGTGGCTTGTTGATATGAACTGCGAGTTGAGGGGTCAAAAGAAAATCAAGGTTCAGTGGTCTGATGAATGACTTGCGTTGCATCAACACGCTCAGGGGGAACCCGTGTCTCAATACCTTCATCAGGTCGCTTGCTCGGTTTGACAAGTTGTTCTGCGACTGTGTAGCTGAAGGTGTTGACTTTACTCTCAAGCTAGAAGTACGTGGGGACAAGGGAAGGTTGATTCACTGTCGGGTTTATGCCGACAGGTTTGAAAGGCCTTCGGATTCATGAGGCACCCGTCTTGACTTTTGAAAAAGCATGTTGTATGATTTATATGGTGTGAGGTCAAGGCGCGGGAGAGACCGGCTGCGACTTTGGTTGGTTGCAGACGGTTTCTTTTTTAGTGGAGGTTTCAATGAGCAAGAAAGTTACGTTCTATCTGGGTCCGGCAAGCGGTTTGAGTAAGCGTCAGTTGACGATCACTCGTATGCCGAAGGCAGGCGACGATGATACGCCTTCGGCGACGGTTAATGCGACGCTTGGCGCAACGACGACTATCACTACACAAACGCTACCGGATAATCAGATTTGGCAGGCGAAGTTGGTGGATACTAAGACGAGTGGTGAAGTAAGCGACCCGGATATCCTTAACTTCCATACTGGCTCGCTTCAGTTTCCTGGGCCGAGATCACCGGATCGCTTGTCGATTCTCAGTATGGAAGACATGAGCTCAAGTAGTAGTTGCAGTTCGACCAGTAGTGGGAGTTCAAGTAGCTGTAGCAGCACGAGTTGTAGTAGCACAAGCAGTGGGAGTTCAAGTAGTTGTAGTAGCACCTCGAGCAGTTGCAGTGAATCTGCGGGAAATGAGAGCAGCAGTTGCAGCTCAGTATCCTCTTCGTGTTCGAGTAGTGTGAGCAGCAGTTGCAGCTCTGGTCTGTGATAAGGGAGTTAGAAATGCGTCAAGTTAACCGAAAGGCCGTCTTGGCTCTGGCGTTACATGGGTCTCAGTCCGAGGCGGAGGCCCTGAAGCAGGTGGTTGATGGAGCAGTGGAGCGGCTCGGTCTGGGCGGGGAGCCAGCCCCCTCCCCGCTCAGGCCCGGTGGGGGTGCGGTGAGGATGGATACTACTCGACCGTCCTTGCACGACGTAATTGCGTGGCTAGAGAATCCGCCGAAGGCTGACTACCTGTTTATCCGACGCCTGCAAGAAACGCTAAAGTTGCGCTGTGGGGGATAACATGCCTTACCTTGGTTATCAACAAATCATAGTCAGCGACAAGGTGATGAGCGCTCCGGATTTCGACTGGCCGGCAGGGGCAACCCACGCGGAGTTGCAAGCTGAGGATCAACCCATTCGGTACACGATGGACGGAAAGACGAATCCGACGCAAACAACTGGAATGATCTTGCGAACAAGTGCGGATCCCGTGATGTTTACTGTGGATGACTTGCGCCGGATGCGGTTCATACGGGGAGCTGCTAATGATGCAAAATTGAATGTCCACTACTTTGCCGGGAGGATCGTCTGATGCCTAGGGTAGGCCGTGCTGCTAAAGGCAACCACATACAATCGGTCTTGTTTAATAAAGATTTCTGGACCAAGGCCGAGGCTGTGAAGTGGTTGAAAGACAACTCGACTGAGTCCCGCAAGTTCTATACGGATGGATTTGACAAGGGCGGCGGGCAGTATATGCGCTTCCGACAGTACGACCCGGACCCCGATACGTTCCGCTATCGCAACAAAGTTGTGAAGGAGGAAGATGGTCAACCTTCGATTGTTTTTGTGCTAGGCTTCTCAAAAAAGCAAGCATCGGAAGCGACGGAGAAACTGCTCAAAGCAGTGCGGCGACGTGGGTCAGAAGGAGTGCGGTTCGGTTATGGTATCTTGACAGCCGATAAGTTTGTTGAGTCGATGGCGCAGATGGTTGGCATCGACGTTTGCTATCAGTACGGCTGTCGTGGTAACACCAGCTTCTACGACGTGATGCAGAAAGCCGCGCGGACCTTGTGTTACAGTGATGAGGGTATGGAAGTCGAAGCTGCGGAGCATCGCTTCAAGAAGTTGGTGCCTAAGGGAGTAAAGTTGCCGAAGAACACCCTCATGGTGTTTCGTCACAAGTTGACGACCTGTGACCTGGACCGCGATGGAGACATCATGCACCCCGAAGGGGCTTTGTTGGATCCAAGGATGTTGCTGTTGTGGCAGCATACTCACACGATGCCGATTGGGAAGTACCTATACACGGCAAGGCAGGATGAAAAGGAGCTCGTTGTCGTTAGCTGTATCGTGGATATCAATGATTTGAGCCATGATGCGGCTGTGATGATTGACAACGACATGGGCAGATTTAGTCATGGGTTCCGGGCGTTGGAGTTTACTGAGCGAAAGAACAAGGATGGGAAACCTGGCTTTGAGGTGACTTCATTTGAAATCATGGAGGAATCGTTGGTTTCCGTGCCGGCGAATCCCGATGCCGATACGGAAGAGATCCTTTTGGGTTTGGTGGACAAAGGCAAACTGACAAGTCCGATGTTGAAGGAATATAGCCGTGCGATTCGAGAACACAGACCGAAACAAGCGCCGGGCTGGTCTCCAACAGGAGACGGCACATCAGCCGAAGGTAGCAAAGGGACTGGAGACAGCAGAGGAGAAAAAGACAAAGAAGGAGAAGCGAAAGTTGCCGGTGGTAAAGTGAAGGACGAGATGGCTGCTGTTTCCACACGGCCATCCATCTACGGTATTGCTGGTAGTTTTGAGCAAGTGCGAGCGGACCTTTCGTCGGCGCTAAGGGATTTCCTGGCGGATGCTGGGGTAATTAACAATCGCAATGATCGGGAGTGGGCTGCGGTTGCCGCCACGTTCCAGGACTATGTGATAGCGGAGGTTCACAGGGGGGACGGTGAGCAGGAGTTTTATAGGATATCTTGGAGGCAGGGGGAGCGAGGTGCTGAGCTAACTGGAGATCCCCAAAAGGTTGAAGTGACGGAAACCATTGTGATTCGCGATGCGGAGGGTAAGATGTTGGGGACTATTCCGATGAAAGCGAAGAACGTGACCCTGTATTCGGCTGGGTATAGCCAGGCAAAGAGCCTCGTGAACAGAGGCAAGGTGACAAAGGCAACCAAGTGGGAGCCGGCGTCATCGGAGGCGGAAAACACCTACATTGAGGAACATGGTATGGAGGCGTTTGCTAAGTGGCACTTGGGCAAGCGTTCTGGGGTGGATGAGGACAACAAAGGCGCGTGGGCATATCCGTATAGCAATGATTTCAAGACAGTCAACTCGAAGGCTTTGGTGGCCATTAGGGTGCGTGCGGCGCAGCAGGGTGAGAGGGATGTTTTTGAGGCGGCCGGGAAGCTACTGGAAGCTATCAAGAAACGCGATGAAGGGAAGGACGTTGACGATTTGTTGGACGTCAAGGTTGGTCGTGTGTTGAACAGACAAAACGAAAGCCGTTTGCGTGACGCCATTAGCAACATTGACGAGGCGTCAAAGATTGAGGGACTGTCGAGACGCGATCGTGCGTTGTTGCGAGAAACGATGCGACTCTTGCAAGATGTTTTGTCTGAACTCGATAGTGATGGGAAGCAGGTAGATGATGAAGAAGTTTCCGTTGAGGAAGCGATTGCGGTTGTGTTGAACAAGACGACACCGATCCAGCGCGAGCGATTGATGAAGGCGTTGGAGGTGCTGGCGAAAACTCGAAAGTAAAGGGAGGTAACTATGTTGACTGAAGCACTCAAACAGTGGTTGATCGAGAACTACAATCTTCTCGACACGGCGACAGATGAGGAAGCTGCGGAGGCTCTTGGTAGGGCTATCGCTGACGGCAGTTTGTCGGCGCGAAAGCTCGAGGAGCTTTCCAAATCAACTGATCCTGTTTTGGAGCAGTTTGATCAGCTGGTAACTCGCCTGGAGAAGCTCACGGAGGCTTTGACTGGCGATACGTCGAAGGACGACGACGGAAAGAAGGCTAAGGAGAGCGGTGCCGATGGAAACGACAAGGAAGGAACCAAGAACGTGGAACCGGAAGGTCAGAAGGATAAAGGCAAAGCAAAGGATCTTGGTGATACCATTTCAAAGGTCGTTACCCAGTCGGCTAGCAGTGGTGACGACAACAGTGATGGGCAAACGAACGCGAGAGTGAAGGCTGCGGTTGAAATGTACGATTCCAACCGCAAGAGCCTGACGTTCCCGACTCACACTAAGGATGGGCGACCTCATCCGAGGGCTGGTCAGCGTGCGGTTGTGTTTGGTCGTCCGTTGGATGAAGCCAGTGAACGGGATAAGGCAATCGCTGGGGCATGGGCAAAGTTCCTGTGCGCCACTGCTATGCGTGGTGGAAGTCGTACCTTTGGCTTCCAAGCCCTTCCAGAGCATGACCGCGATTTGATTATGTGGGCTCTGGAGAACGAGAAATGGGCTGGCGATAGCATGGGACGTGACGATGTTGCTGACATTGTCGATCGCAAGCTAACACCGCGCGAGCAGAAAGCGTTGATCGACGACGCTACCAGCGGGGGCATCGAGGCGGCTCCGATTGTGTTTGACGATCAGGTGATTCAGGCGCCGTTGCTTCACGGAGAACTCTACCCGTTGGTGAACGAGGTGCCGCTGGATCGCGGTCGGCGGGTCGAAGGCGTGAGTGTCAGCACTGTGACTGGCTCGTGGGGAGGTGTTGACGATTCCGCGATTTCGTTGTTCAACACGGCGAGCTTTGTCAGTGCGTTCGACACTACGATCTTCCGTTGGGAAGGAGCTATCAAGATCGGTTTGGATTTCTTGTCTGATACGCCGATCGACTTTGCGAACCTGGTCACTCAGCAGTATGGAGAGCGTTTGCTGGAAGATCTGGACGATGTGATTGCAGCCGGCAACGGTACGACCCAACCGGAAGGGGTTATTAACAAGTCGGGTGCTACCTCGGTATCCTTTGGGAACTCAGTGAGTATCGGTAGCTACGAATCGCTGCGGTTTGGTGTGTCGAAGGCAGAGCATACGGGAGCTGTTGCTCGCACCGCTGTATTCTGCGGCACCGAGACCAGTTACCAGCGAGCCCGCGCGTTGCCGGTCGGAACAAGTGATGCACGGCGCTTGTTCGGTATGGACTACGACAGTTACTCCCTGATGGGTCGGCCGTACAAGATCAACGAGGCACTGACCGATGCCCAGATCTTTTACGCGATTCTCGGCCGCTACCGGATGTATCGGCGTCGTGGTCTGACTATCCGAACAAGCACCGAAGGTGACACGTTGATCCGCAACAATGAGATGCTTGTTGTTGCGATGGCGCGGTATGGTGGTCAGTTGGAGCGCGGTGCTTGTGCCGCCGTTACGACCGACGCTGGTTCGGCGTGATGTGTTGTTATGCGACGGGGAGCTGGCGGGGCAATTCGGCCTGGTCCTTCCCCCCGCCAGCGTCCCTGTCTCCAATGTGAAGGACCAGGAGGATTTCAATGAGTGCTACAGCAGAGGTGACAAAAGTTCGGCCGTTTACTATTGAAGCGGATCACCCGCGCAATTGCGACTTGCTAATTCAAAGCATTCCGGGTTGCAAGCTGCGTGGAGCGGTTAGTGCTTCAAAGCCTGCCTACACAAGGGAAGGCCAGCCGCCTATGATTCCGAGGGATCAAGCACGGCATCTTGGCGCGCTCCCTCCAATTCCTGGCATGCGACTGACGGTCAATCCGGAGGCTTGTACGTACATGATCACCGACCCGCTACACGACGACGAAGCGTTGTGTCGGCAAATCGAAGCCGGACTGAAACGGGAAGGGAGAGTCGTTGGCAAGGTTGAAGGAGTTCCGCCAAAGTCAGGGAAGTTGGACGTCCATCGAATGAAGACGTTGTGCCGTGAGCTTGCTCACTTGGTAAACATTGGCCACGCTCGTGTGGTGAAGGGTCAGTTGCCGACCAAGGAGCAGATTGATGGGATGCCTGGGAACTATTTGTTGAACCCGGGAAGTAGAGTTCCCAACACTCAACCGCGATTTGAAAAGGACTTTGACGAGTGGGTGGCGAGACTGAATCAGCAAGGAGGTTAGTAACAAATGCCGAAAGCAGGAGAGCCAGGTCCGATTGAGGGTCCCTCGTTTCCAGCCGCTAGGGCTCGGAGAGCCGAGGTGTTGCAGACTAGGAACTTCCGTTTGGAGTGGTTTGCAGATCAAGTCGTGGAGAAACTTTCCAACGACTTGGCAGGACGTGTAGAGATAGCGACTAACGTCTTGAAGGATGCGGTAGTTCGCAACATCAGCGTTCCAGTAACAAAGGTCGTCTCGCCAAAGACTGGACGAGTGCGTGTGATGGAGAGGAGCAAGCCCGGCGAGTTTCCGAGGGCCGATACGACAAGGTTAATGAAAAGCATCTTTGCGAAAACGGCAAGGGATGAACGAGGACCAGTAGGATATGTGGGAACCCCGTTGGACTATGGCTTGTACTTGGAGCTTAGGTTGGAGCGTCAGTTCTTGACTCGCACACTCAAGGAGCTAGCGCCGTTGTTGAAAAGGATGATTGCAGGGAGGAAGATCACATGAGTGTTAATGCAGCGGCTGTGTATAAAGGGATTGTCAATACATGGTCGGCTGCTGGTTTGGATTCAGTGTTCAATCAATACTGGGACGAATCGTTCCGTTCGAGCTTCCCTGTTTTGCACGATCAGAGTGCTGGCCCTAGGCAACCATGGCCTTATTGTGTTATGGATGCGTTCGGAGTAAGCTCAATTGGAGTCATGTCTGGAGGCCCGGATTCGGTGAACCAGGAGTACAGTGTGTCGCTGACGTTTCACATATTTGCAAAGAGGACCAATGGGAAGAGTGCCAAGGAGCTAGCAGCGGAACTTGCGGAGGAGGTGCAAAAGGTGTTTGGTGGACATCCATCGGTTTCTCCTAGAAATATCGTGCTTGACAATGGGGAGGTGTTTCTGTGTCGGTTCGAGCGTGATTATGGAGAAGCCATTGGGGATGATGAATATACATGGATTGTGGAGTATGATTGTCGGATTGACATGCCTGTTAAGGTGTAGTTATGAGCACACGGTCACTTGCTAATATCAAGGTACAGGTCAAGTTGACGGGCACCTTGGTCAACACGTTGAACGATGGCAGCCAAACCTCGGTTGACCATCCTGACTTGAACTACTCGCCGAGTCTAGAGAACGGTGTTGGAGCACTACAAGCCGACCGTGGTTGGATGGTGGAGAACCGCACCCTCTCCTCTGGTTCATCTGAGACGATTGACCTCTACACCCTCGATGGTATCGACATTGGTTTGGGTGCCGGTAAGGATGCCGTGGGCCAAGAGGTGGAGCCGTACAAGGAGATTGTTAGCATCGCCATCGTGAACGAGAATTCGCTGGGCAGTGCCGGGCAACTGGAGATTGAGCCTGGTGACACCGATGGATGGGAACCTATTGGGAAACATACGGTGGATTGGGGCGGGGCACTCAAGGGACAAGGAATCCTGTTCAAGTTGCAAACAGCAGCCAATGGCTTCGCTGTAACGCCAACATCGCGGAACGTAAAGTTGACGGCCAACGGAGGGGATGTTACCTACTCGCTCTACTTGCTCGCCCGGAGTGATGAGGAGGAGTCGAGCAGTAGCAGCAGTCTCAGTAGCTCGAGCAGCAGTTCGTGTAGCTCGACTAGCTCAAGTGAATCGGCTGCATACTCTAGCAGTTGCAGCTCCACTAGTAGCCAGAGCACGTCATGTAGTAGTAGCCTAGGCGAGAGCAGCTCGAGTACAAGTCTCTCAAGCAGTTGCGAGTCGTCTAGTAACACAAGCAGTTGTTCGAGCACATCGTTCTCGAGTGTGAGTAGTACAAGTAGCAGTCAGTCGTGGAGTTAAACAATGGCGCGGTCGATGTCGAGTGCTAGAGCGATTATCAGGATGAGTGCGTCACTGCGCAATCTGCTTGGTGATGGCAAATATGCGACTGCATCTCATCCGAACCTAAATTATAGTTACTCGTTCGAAGATGGAGTTGAGGGTGGGCAGTGTAGTCGAGCGTGGCAGTACACGGGCAGGACGCTGACTAAGCAGCCGATCGACATAGAAGGCATCACTTATGATGTGCTGGACTTGTACTCACTCAAACAAGATATTGGGGCTGGTGCTGGTAAAGACGGCGTTGGGGCTGACACTGAACCATACTGGGAGATCGTTGCTATTGCAATTGTGTGTGACTCGGTAACTGGCAATGGTGTTTTGGAGATCATGCCTGATGGGACAAATGGTTGGTCGCCCATTGGGTTACACACTTCGGCCCGCGGTGGCGCTTTGCGTGAAGGTGGTTGTCTGTTCAAGTGTCAGCCAGATGCAGATGCCTTTGGAATCACAGCGGACCGGCGGCGAATTAAGTTGAGAATTGAGGGCGATACTGGCAATACGGTTACATACTCGGTGTATCTGCTTGCTCGACATGATGTTGAAGCGTCGAGCAGTTGCAGCTCGACAAGCACGAGTTCTAGTAGCAGTACCAGCCTCAGTTGTTCGAGCACGAGCAGTAGCACGAGTCTCAGTTGTTCAAGCACTAGTACCAGCTCGAGCCAAAGTGCCTGACATGAAGGAGGTGACTTATGACAGCAGCAAATACACTCGCAGGAACCAATGGCAAGTTGGTTGTTGACAACCAGCTTGTTGCTCGCGTAACACAGTGGCAGGTGAGCCCCCGACTGGCACAAACCAGTGAGTGGGGAGACAGTGATTCAGCCGGTTATACGAATAGACTGGCTGGGCGGAAGGATGCAACTTTCACGTGCGAGGGAAAGTTCGATAGCAGTGATGAGCAGTATGATCTGTTTCAGCCAGGAGATCAAGTTTCGGCGGTTTTGTGGATGGACGATTCATCGTTGTATTGGGACTTTCCTAGAGCCGTGTGTACTGAATTCAATTTGACCGTGAACATCGACACTGGAGAGGTAATTGGGTGGACTGCGACGTTTGGTGCAGATGGCCCATTCTATTATCCTGGCCAGGCTGGTGCAGGTAACAGATCGCTACCCTCATAAGACCTGTGTATTTCAAGAAAGGAAGGACCGCTATGGGTAAACGCGAGCAAAGAGCTATGGCGGCGGCCGAAACAATTGAGGTCAACGGTCGCACGTACAAGCTACGTCCTGTCGTTGTTCAGCACCTGTGTGACTTGGAGAGGGAAGCGCTAGCTGACTTCAAGCGATCGTACCTAGAGACTTTCAGTCGCAACGCCGATTTGTTGGGCAAAAACGCGGCTGAGGTATTGGAACGCCAGATGGAAAAAGTCGCTTCATGGGAGCTTGACGATCTCCCCAAACGCACGGTGTATGACGTCTCGAGTATTCCTGTGACAGATGGCCTCAAGGAGCTACTGAGGAAGGCCGTTGGTGACGTACCTGACACAGACGCTGCCGTGCGAGCTGTGCTAGTGACGTTGTTGGACAATGATACGATCAAACCGGAGGAAGTGAAGGAAGCCACGGGAAAGTACCCGCGCAAGGGTTTGGTACGTTACGATCAGTGGTGGGTAACAGCAAGCCTCAAGGGAATGTTGTCGTTCATCTACTCATCCATCCGACATGAGCACCCTGAAGTCAAGTTGGAAGACATTGCAGGATGGTCTTTTGCAAAGGTAGCAGAAGCAGCTCGCAAAGTGGAGAAGATCACGTCGCCTGATGTGGGAAATGGGTAACGGCCGCCTTCTCTCGCAGTGATGCAGAGGAAGGCGGCCCAATCGATTGTGGCGGCTTGCTGAAAGGCATATCAGCATATCACCTCCGCGTGTTGTGTGAAAATCCATGGAACGGTGGGATGGGTTACACGCCAGAGCAAGTTGGTCGCATGACGTTGGATCAAGTGTTGTTTTGCCTCTGTGACAGGGATGTGTTGAAGGGCGTCAAGACGATACACCCACTCGAAGCTGCTTCTACTGGGAAGATTTTCGGTGAGTCAAAAGCCGAGAGGCTTGCCAAGCGTACTAGATGTAAGGAGAGGAAGTAGTGGGTCTAGAGCTTGCGCGTGCGTTCGTCTCCGTTAGAGCAGACACATCGCGACTGTCGAGTGACATTAAACGCGCCAAGGATCCGTTGAAGAAAGCGTTAGACCATCTCACTAATACGGTCCGTGGGTTTCTTGCTACTTTGGGAATCGGAGTAAGCATAGCCAAAGCGTTCAGCATAGCACGAGAATCTCTTGTGTTGTGGACACGAGAGTTAGAGGCACAAGCCAGGGTCGCCGCGTTGGTTCGCACTACAGGGATGGCAGCAGGATTCACGGCCAAGGAGTTGCGTGACATGGCTGATGAGTTCCAAGCGGCTACGACAACGGGGAACGAAGCCATTTTGGAGTTGATGGCTCGCATGTTGACGTTTAAGTCGGTGTCCAAAGAAGTATTTAGAGACGCTATTGAAGTTGCTTTGGACACAGCAGCAGTGATGGGAACAGACGTTCGTAGTGCGGCCATTCAGTTAGGCATGGCGTTGGAAGATCCTTCGATTGGGTTGACTCGGCTGCGACGATCTGGTATCAGCTTTTCCGAGGCAGAAAAAGAAAGGATCAAGCAACTACAAAGGGCGGGGAAGTTGCATGAGGCGCAAGCAGAGACACTGCGCATTGTACGTAATCAGTTGGGAGGCGTCGCTAAGGAGCTGGCTAAGTTGCCGGTTGGTCGAGTGAAGCAATTAGACAACCTGATAGGAGATGTGAAGGAGCAGATTGGGAAGTATTTGGTCCCAATGCAGCTAAAATGGAGGCAAGCCGTTTTATCGACCTATGAAGCGATCGAGAAAGTTGTGGCGACGGCTCACCAGTTCCCCTCGCTGACCACGGCGGTGTTAACTTTTGCGGGAGCAGTGGGTACGTTGGGGACATCGGTCGCCGCCTATCGTGCGGCAGTGCGTGGTCTGCCGACTGTTCTTAAGGTGCTAGGCCAAGCTCCCCCGTTGTTGGCTGTTGCGGGTGTAATTGCTGCCGGAGCAGCTATGTTGCGATTGGCGGAAGGATTTGAGGTGGATTTCTCTAGGTTCATGCAGCGCATTGAACAGTTGCAGGATGAACAAAAGAAGAGAGTAGCTGAGATAGACAAGCTCGCGAGAAAGGTGTTTGCACCATATCCTGGTGAGTTTCCAGCATTGGAGGCTGAGGAGGAAGGAGCGATGTCTCCTGAAGAGAAGCGATTGAAGGCACTACAGGATCAGTTAGCACAAGCGCGTGAGTTGGAAGCGAAGCGTCTTGAGGAAATAAACACTATGCGCGCTCAAGAAGAAGAGCTGCGCAAACAGGCTCGTGCATTGCGAGAACAGGTCGATTGGTACACGGAGCTTATGGGAACTTCCATTAGCTACTACCAGGAGGCACGTCGCTTGGAGCAGGAAGCAGAGTCTATTGCGTCGCGTAGGGCGCAGACTGAGTCGCTATCCTTAAATAGGGTCAGAGCGCGAATCGAAGAGCTAAAGAAGGCGGTTGAGCTGGCTGCCAAGGAGTTGGAGGAAACAAAGAAGAAGCAGGAAATCGAGGCACATATGGAGTTTATCAAGTCGCTGCGGAAGTCGGCCGGCGTGCTCGTTGCTGAGGAAGAGGAGCAATGGCTTGAGAAGGTACGCGAGTCGCTAGACTACCTGGAGCAGCAACATAGACTAACGGCGGACCAAGTCCACAAAATATGGATGGAGGCGTTCAAACGAACGCAGAAAGGGTTGCCACTCAAATTGTTTTCGGAGCAACTAGATGAGTTGCAGAGACGGAATGCAGAGCTTCGAGCTCAGCTTGAGCGAGGGTTGTCACCAGCTCTTGCTGCGTTGTGGGCAGCTACAAAGGGGAAATTGGGACCGGAAAAGATGGAAGAATTGGAGAGCTTGGAGAGGCGAAACGAGATATTGGAGAAAGCCATTGAACTTGAGCAAAGGTTGAGGGAGTTCGCATCTCCATTGCAGTCTGAGTTTAAGGACATCATGGATGTCTGGAAGGAAGTGTGGAGCGAGCAAGGCACTAAAGGTGTGGACTTGACGATAAAGGCGTTGATGAATCTGCGGGAACGTGTAAGTGAAATGATACAGGAGGCGCCAGCGATTGTCACGGCTGGAACTACAGGAGTTCAGCAATGGGGAAGGGCCGTTCAAGCCGGCGTGTTGGGACGCGAGCAGTGGGAGAGACGTGCGTCAAAACAAAGGGATGATATGATTGACTTGTTAAGACAAATTGATCAGAAGCTCGGTGAGTTGGAAGGCATGGGATCTAACCTTGGCGAACCTGGAGGTGTGTGATGGAGTCAGAGAGCAGATGGGCGTTGAGAACGCCAGGTGGCATACCTTACAAATTGCTGCGTCGTAGTGGAACAGCTTCGATGACGGGAGCTGAAGGTACGGAGTTTGTGGAGGAGATAGTAATTCGTGCAGATCGGCTGTCTGAGTTTTTGGAGGAAGCGACGTGGCGAATGGTCATGCGCCAAGGTTACATAGAGCCTCACACAGGAATGAGGATGTCTGGACTTGTGTCAATGGAGGTGTCCAAGATCACGTGGGAGTCGTTCGATCCGTCAAAACCAGTCGATCCCTTTGGATGCGATCCAACAGCACCGCCTGGTACGTATTCGGACTATCTGCGTCTGAGGTTGCATTATACGCCGTCGAAGAGTCCGGAAGATGAAGAGCCAGACAAACAACATGACGTGTGGCAAGTTGTCGATGTTAGTGCAAACGCATCGGCTAACGTAATTCATGGTGAAGTCAGAAATGCTACGTGGGCTGAAGATAACGAGCAAGTTGAGCCGGACATTTCCAACCAAGTGTTGGAGCCAACGGTGACATGGACAGTGAGGTGGCAAAGCATACCTCGGAAATACTTTCGTGACACGTTAATAGAGCGGCTGCGTGATTACATTGGCAAAGTTAACAGTGTCAAGTTTGAGGCTTTGAACGATGCTCCACCAGAGACTGTGTTGTTTACTGGATGGGGGTTTCAAACACAAACTACGTGGTCGTCGGAAAGTACCGATTACAAACCGATCGAGCTCAACTTGACTTTCGTAGAGAAGAACTTTACGCACAAGGGGAAACAGATAACTCATCAACATGTATGGAGGCCAGGAAAGGGTTGGCAGGAGATCCGAGTTGGAGGCAGCAAACTCTACGAGACGGCTGATCTCAACAACATATTCCTCTGATGCTATGCGAGAGAAGTTTCCATACAAGCGACCTGGTCAGGTTTTAAGCGCTCGGCACGTCAACCGACTTAGCAAAGTAGCCGAGAGATTTGCTGAGTTTCGGGGAGGTTCGCATCTTGACGTATCGCACAACGAAGATGGAGTGTCCATCAATGCGCCTCCGCCGTGGAAACAACGGCTGCTCAAAATTACTCAGATGCCGCAGGGAAGTGAAGGTTTCTACAGGGCACAGGAAGGTTACTACGACTACCAGGAGCAAACATGGAAGGTAAGGACTGATACTACATGGAAAGTGGACTCCGTTATCATGGGGAACCAGTTGCAAGTAGGAGATGTAGTTGTTGCCTATTGGGACCGGCAGCGTGGGGCATGGATACCAATACCCACGACTCCCATCCGGCGGTTCGAGTTGCAAGAATCGCTGAATCCGGAGGACTCAGCGGAGGCTAAGATGCTGTTGTGGCAGGATGGCGAATTGGTAACTGCTGAGGACATAGTAGTTGTGCATGAGGTGGTGGGAACGTATTGGGGATTGGAAGGAGACATTGTCGGGTGTCAATGGTTCAACGATAGCAACCGATGGGAAGTCGTTATTGGGCGCCGTGGACTGAAGTGGTTTGAATGCACAACAAACTGCATACCTCCTCGTGACTATACTGTTATGGCAGAGGACGCTGCTGGTATTGAGACTAGGCTATACTTGAAGAGTAGTGATCCGGGGGACGCAAACCGCCCGCTTGGTGTGTTGCGTGGAGGCGTTGCTGGGCACCAAGGCAGTCAGGTTTATGCTGCTTGGAGCAGAGAGTATCATCGTTGGGAAGTCATTACTGGACAGTTCGAAACCACGTTGTTTGGGAATGTCAACGACCCAGGGGGAATACCGGGTGGAGGATCTGGGCACGTGAGTCTTGTGTGGCCCGTGGTACAAGAGGGAAATGTATCCTTGATGCCTGCCGGTGAAATGGTGAAGGTAGCAAACTGGGCTTTCCCAGACATACCAGATGGCACGCGCGTTGCGATTGCCTTTGACCCTGTCTATCAGCTATGGCTAATCATCGGTGTTGGACCGTATGTTAATGATCAGTTGTCGGTATCCCAGGAGGTTGTTACCTCAGTTAACTTTGGCGACCAAACCACACAGACAAAGACACTTGAACTGGCATGGTGGAACGAAGTGAGTTGAGCTGTGTTTACTGGCAGGAAGGCCAGTGTCTCTTGGACCGTCCTTCGTGCAAGCGTTGCAGGGCACGCTTGACGTTGGACGATCCTGCTTTTGTCTCAAGGTGGAAGGACCCGTTGTTGGTCACAGACAGGCACAAGCAGCCGACGGAGAGCTTGAGAGGTCTTTTGGCTGGTTGCAATGTATTCCTGGTCTGTGGGGGACCTAGTGGCAAGCAGCTAGATCTCAGCCTGCTGAATCAGAGAGGCGTTTGGACAATGGCCGTCAACAACATGGCGGCACACAAGTCGTTTCGGCCCAATGCGTTCGTCTGCGCCGATCCTCCGAGGAAGTTCCACCACGCCATATGGCTGGATCCAGCCATAATGAAGTTCGTGCCGACAGTGAAGTTGCGGTCCAGGCGGGGTTATTTGAGACGTAAGATGCCCGATGGTTCCTTCTGTGACTTGGGACGTACAGTGTCTGATTGCCCGAACGTATGGGGATTCAAACGGGAGAGCTGGTTATGGCCCGATGAGCGTTTCTTTCTTAGCAAAGCAGCTCTATGGGGGAACCATGACGTCGGAGTGAAAAAGACAGGGGAACCAAAGGGAGTTAGCACAATGTTGCTGGCTCTCCGGCTGTTGGCATACCTCGGAGCAAAGCGTATCTTCCTGGTTGGTGTTGATTTTCGCATGACTAAGCAGGAGGCTTACAGTTTTGAGCAGGAGAGGTCCGATGGGGAGGTAGCTCATAACAACCGGTTGTTCTCCGTGGTCAACGACTGGCTGTGCCGGATGGAAAGCGATGGGGTCTTCAGGAAGTTTGGCGTTGAAATCTACAATTGCTACCAGCGCAGTGGACTAAGGGCGTTCCCGTATGTGCCCTATCCCGTGGCGTTGAGGGAGTGCTGGAACGACATTGAGCATACAATCGACTTGAGTCGCTGGTATGATGATGAAGAGAAGTGACCCATATACTAATTTTGCACAAATTAGTATGAAATCTGTATTTGGAGAACCGCTGTATGATTGAGGTGCCCACGTTCGACGTACCTCCCATAGGGCCAAGGCAAGGGAAAGTGTGGGGGGACACTCAGTTACTGTTTGCTCACCATGGCGTTGAGGTACACAGGATCAGGTTTCGCGCCGGTGCTTACTGTTCGAAGCACAAGCACAAGCACAAGTGGAATCGCTTTATCGTGCTTCGCGGAACTTTGAAAATCAACGTATGGTGGGATGGGGTAGGTGAGGACGTAACCATAGTGGGGCCAGGGGAGGTGACAGACGTGCCTCCAGGTCAGTTGCATCGCTTTGAAGCCCTAGAGGATGGCGAGGCTTTGGAAATCTATTGGGTTAAGCTCAGTGCCAACGACATTGTGCGGGTGGATCAGGGAGGCAGAAGCTAATGCCTGGGTTGCGCAGAAGGCAACGGGGGAAACTCAAGCAACTGCTCTTGGGGGTTGGCAGAAAGGACCTCTTTGGAGTTGAAGTGGGAACGTACAAGGGTGAGTTGGCTAGCTGGATCCTCCGACGTTGCCCGGTAACGCGACTCTGGGTGGTGGATCTGTGGGATAGTGAAGTGGCTGCCAAGACGATGCTGTTAAAGGAGAACATGACTACAGTAGAGCGGGAAGCAAGACGTCGGCTAAAGCCGTTTGGGGAACGAGTGGTCATTGTAAAAGCTGACTCAGCTGAGGCAGCTAACTACTTCCTAGATGATCAACTCGACTTTGTTTACATAGATGCTTGCCACCTGTACGAACACGTGAAGAGGGATGTAGTAGCTTGGTGGCCGAAGGTAAGGAAGGGCGGAGTCCTTTGTGGACACGATTATGGTGGGATGGGTGATGTGTGTTGGGGTTGGGGTGTCAGGCGTGCCGTTGAAGAGTTTGCTTGCGAACGCTTGCTTGAGGTGGAAACTGATATTGAATCAAGGACATGGTGGATATGGAATACACAACAGTCGTAGGTGTCGACTCCAAGACGATTCGGCAATTGTCCTACACGTTTGTTACGTGGAAAGTCAAAAAGCCTTCGCTGTGGAGACACCCATTGTGGGTTTTCTACGATCGCAGTCAACTGAGGGAAAGCGACGTCTTATCATGCGTACAACATCCTATAGTGAAGCCCATTCCTTGGCCGCACCGCTGGATTGATCGGGAGGTGTGGCCAGGGGCGGGAGAGTGTAAGTGGGACGATCCGCAGCGTCACAAAATGCTCGCCGGCTTCGTGTATGTGGGGGAACTTGTGCAAACACCCTACTGGCTGAAGCTAGACACGGACGTTCTAGCTACGGGCATGGACAACTGGATTGACGAGAGGTGGTTTGAGGGCGAACCGGCGATAGTTGCCCAACCATGGGGTTACACGATCCCACCTGATCAGATGCAGAGGCTGGACCAGTGGGTCGATCACTACCGGCTGCCCCAATTCCAGGACACCGAGCCACTACGATTGATACCGGCACCAGGAGCTGAGCGATTGAGGCACAAGCGGATTTGTAGTTGGTGTGCCTTCTTCAACACAAGGTTTACTCAGCTTTGTGCTGACTTGGCTCGAGCATCGGTAGGTAATGGAATCCTACCCGTGCCTAGTCAGGACGGATACATGTGGTATGTGGCTAAGCGCTTGGGTAAGGAGATCCGGCGAGTGCAAATGAAGAATCGTGGATGGACCCTGCGCAGTCGCATGTCGTCAATACGTCAAACGACTGCCGACATTCTTGGTGGGAGATACAAGGAATGAAAGGAAGGGCCGTTTGCTACCTGATTTCTGGGCCAGCTCATTTGCCTTACCTTGTCGTGTCGTTATACACGCTCCGGAAGCACTGGTCTGGCGAGGTTAGGGTTTATGTATGGCCGGAGTCGCAATCGATTGTTGAAAGAATTGCTCAAGACAGTCGGTTGGACATTCAGGTCATACCGAGAGAACCACGATACAGGGGAAAGAACGCACAGGGCTTGGACAGGATCCGCCTTGCGCAGGAGGTCAAAGACGTCACGTTCCTCTACCTTGATGCCGACAGTACAGTGCATCACGAGGACCTGGCCGATCTCTTCAGAGTAGCAGAGCAGTGTGGTTACACAGCCACCCAGTTTTGTGATTGGGTGTCGTGCGGAGCGAAGATATCCAGGCGGGTGGACCGCCTCAGGAGCGTCATTGAGGGAGAGAGGCATGGCTGGATCGATGCGGTGCTGGATCCCTCTGCAAGATGGCCCTCGGTCAACTGTGGTGTGTTTGCCTCGCGGTGCGACTCCCCCGTGCTGCCTGTGTGGGAGAAGTGGACGTGGGAGGCAAGAAGCCTCTTCATCGCCGACGAGGTAGCTCAGCATCCTATGCTGCCCATGTTTGCTCCTCGCGGCCAGTTGAAGGTGGCCACTGGATACGGACGCTGGAACAACTCACCGCTATACCAGTCATTGAAACTGAGGGATGATGAAATAGTGGTGATGCACTACCACGGTGATTCCAATGTGCGGCCCGTGGACAAGTCGCCTAGGGGATTTGCATGGTGGTGGCCCATTTACCAGGAATGTCTGTCGTATAATATAGGTGGTATATCAGAGTGGAGGTTGGGCGTTAGGAACAAGCACTTGGACAAGATTGAGAAAGGGGTCTGCAATGGATCTGAAGGTTGAAACACCGAAGGGATGTATCTCGTTCTGTCCTATTGGTCTGCCCGACCCGTTTTGGCTGGCAACGTATCTGTGGTGGAACGGGTTGGAGCCGTCGTCTTCCGAGCCAATGCTGAGGGTGGCGATTGTGCGTCACCCGGTCATGTGGCAGTTTGAAAGGTGGATGCAAAGGTCATGGTTCAATGGAGCTACTCTCTCATTGGGGGACTTCATTGAGCAACGACTGCGCACCTATGCCACAGAACATTGGCAGTTAGTTCAGCATGGGAGCTTCGACTCCCTCATCCGGGTAGAGGATATCCCATATTGCTTGGATGATACTCTGAAGCCATTGGATGTCGAACTGGAAATGTATGGTGGAGATCGCATCACAACTCCGTTCCTACCGTTTCTGTTTCCGCTTAGCAAGTGGAGGAAAGAACCGTGGTTTCAAAAGGTGATGGAGGCCGATGCAAGGATTGCAGAAACATGCGACTACTTCTGAGCAAACAGAATGTCTTGTGTAAGGCAGAGGATGAGGAGTACGTCGGAACCTATGTCTTTTTTGTTGATAGCTTTAAGGAGAGCAGCCATGCAAGAAAAGCCGAGAGTGTTTGTAGTCATTCCTGCTCGTTTGTCGAGCAGCCGTTTGCCAAACAAACCACTCCGCACTGTTTGCGGGTCCAAGACTTTGCTCGAGTACACGGCGGAGCAAGCTGCAAAAGCTGTTAGGTTGACCGAACCCCATGTTGAGTTTGGTGGCTTGTGGGTAGTGACTGAGGACGACGAGATTGTTGACTTGTGCAAGAGAAGAAACATTGACTGCATGCAAGTAAAAGGCGCTTGGTGTGGCATGGCTCGTGTTAGTTGCTTTGTTGATCGGTATCTGAAACGAAACGGAAACGTCCGTCCAAGCGATGTCATTATCGACTGGCAGGTGGATGAGCCGCACTTCACTAATGTTGAGGCTTTGGTGAAGTGTGCTCATTTGTGGCCGCGTGCGATAACAACAGCATATACGCCATGCGCAGGACTGAGCTTAAACAACCCTAACGTCGTTAAGGTTGTGGTCGATCCTAGCTATGGTCATTGTTGCTGGTTCTCTAGGGTGCCTCCCGTTGGAATGTGGGTCTCTTCTGTGTGCCGACATCTTGGGATCTATGCAAGCACGATTATCGGCGCATGGGATGGAAGTAACTTCCTTCCTCATAGGATGTCACAGACCGAAAAACTTGAGCAACTCACGTGGCTGCTCAGGGGGTACAAGTTCTATGGTGTGTGGGAGGCCTGGAGGAAGGACTTGATTTCGGTGGACACTGAGGACGACCTGGAGGAATTGAAGAGGAACCTCCGAAACTGAGTTGGGAGTCAGGCAATGAAACCAATTAGGATCGTGTCCCATTGCTACGCTGACAAGTATGTTCACTTTGCTTGGGCATTGAAGTTGCAAGCGATGTCGCTACTTCAATTCCCATGCGAGTGCGAAGTGCGATGGACTGTTTGTTGGACGGAGTCCGACGAAAACACGAGCTGGGTAATGGATTGGGCTGCGGAACGGTTCAGGAAGCTGGACCGTCCTTTGTTTATCGATCACATACCTTTGCCGAAGGAATGGTTGTGGCGTCGTGCTATCGGTCGTCACCGAGCCACGCTGTTCGGTCGAGATGGGTTGTTGTGGTTTACTGACTGTGACTACCTTTTCGGCGAGGATTGTCTCAGTACCCTGGCACGCATGGAGTGGCCGGAAGGCGCGTCCGTTGCTTTTCCGAGCAAGGTGCTTATAAGCGAAACGCATGAGCAAGGGGATCAGTTGCTTTGCCAGGCATGGCATGTTGATAAATTGCCATTAGACGAATTTACTTTTGTGCCTCACTACTACAGCAAGGCGATAGGCGGTGTGCAGATTGTCCGGGCTGAGGATGCATGGCACAGAGGTTATGTGGAGCAGGGCAAAGGAAAGTGGCACCGACCGGTCAAGCAACCGTTTCCCAACTTCCGCGACGACATAGTGTTCCGGCAGGAGTGGTCGAGGTACGGGAGGATTGTGCCCATTACCTTGCCGAATCTGTATAGGGTGAGGCACACCAAAACGAGCTATCAGGAGGACAAGACATGAGAGACGTAGTGCAGATGTGTAACGAGGCACGCAGGGAGGTTGAGGACGCATACAAAGGCTTGAAAAGGACGGAACTCTTTACCCTGTTCGGGCATACGAAGCCTGTCACGGAAGGCAGAACAAAGGAATACTACGAGGCGCTGGAGGCGCACCATACTCTACGAGGAGTTGGTTATGGCGTGCTGTCTGACATCATGAAGGGTATTGTGAGCCTCATAGCAATAGTCGGCTGTGTAATGTTAGTGTGGAAGGCTCTCTTTTGAGGTATGCGATGAACGAAGTGAAATGTGTTGGCGAACACATCAAGGAATGGTTGATAGAGCTCGGCGCTGATGGTTTGTGTAACGGAATCGAGTCGTGTTCTTGCAGTCTCGACGATCTGTTCCTTCAGTATGGTTGTGCTCCAACCATTTGTTTTCCAGCTAGGAGAGTAAGATGTTCCTGTGGACGTGAGTTCTTCGTAACGATAGACTTGAGTGAGGGAACTTGTCCGAAATGTGGTAACAGGTGTGTCGTCAATAGCAGGAGCAAAGCGTGAAGAGATTAAGCACCGGCGGCGTGGTGGGAACACGCAACCTTGCGCGTCCGCAAAGTAGCTTGGTGAGGCAGGCGAACTGCGGAAGAAGGTGACTGGTGGCTGCTTGGCGCTTAAGGCCAGTCAACCGGGTTCGAATCCCGGCCGGGGCTTTGTGGTGTTCAATAAGCTCTTGCGTATGGGAGGAAAAACATGAATTCAAGCGAAGAAACGGAAGCAAGCAAAACTGGTGTACCAGCACGCGAAATCTGTAAGGCGTGCTACGAGGTCATCCGGGTGGGATTCACGGTCCCAGATGATCTGTGGTCCGCAGCAGTACCCGAACATCTCCGTCAGTCAACCTTGTGCCTGAACTGCTTCACCCGTCTGGCCGATGAACACATGTTGGCCTGGGACAAATCAATTGAGTTTTGGCCGGTGTCACTTCGGACTCATCTGCGCCAGGAGATGCCTTCCTGTACGGCAGGGCGGGCAGGAATAGAGAGTGGATAACAGAGGGAGGTTAACCCATGGCTCGCTTTTTGAAGGACAAGGGTCTGTTGATCCAGCATATCCCACGTTGCGGTGGGACATGGGTGCAGAAGGCTTTGGAGATATTGTCTATGTATGGGGTCCGAACCAGCAAGTGGATCAGCAAGCAGCCAACACACATTCCAAAGAAGCATGCTTTGTTGTCCCACTACTATCGTAACAGTATGCCTAACGTCAAAGCGATCGCTGTGTTCGTTCGCCATCCTATTGGCTTCTACGAGTCAAATTGGCGGTGGATTCAACGATGCACACTGAGACACCAAAAGATGTTGGCGTTACAAGGAGGCCGTCCATGGACATGGCATCCACAGGCACCAGCGGCAAGACGATTGCTTGAGCTGCCAAAAGACGCTACGTTCAATGATTGGGTGTTCCTGATGTTAGAGAAGGAGCCGATGTGGTACACTCGCTTGGTGGATCTTTACGTTGGTCCTCGGGGTGGGGAGTTTTGTCAATACATTGGGCATACCGAATCGTTGTTGAATGACTTTATATCCCTAATGCGAAGTGTCGGGTACGGTGACATTATAGAACAAGCAATCGATCAGCTAAAACGTCTCGGCCGGGTTAATGCCGCTCCCGTTGGCGGTGTCAGTTGGGACGATGACCTATTACGTCGGGTGTGCGAATCAGAAAAAGACGTGATTGACAGATTCTATGCGCAAGTGCAACATGCCCGGAAAGAGGAGGTGGCGCGATGATGATAGTTGGCGAGCGGATAAAGCAGCTCAGGCAAGAGCGGGGATTGACCCAATTGGACCTGGCTGAAAGACTAGGTGTTGCCCAGCCAGTTGTCTGCCGGTTTGAGCGCGGACATGACATGCGACTTAGCACGTTACAACGGATAGCGGAGGCCCTGGGAGTTTCCATGGTGGACCTCCTGGACGAACGTAAGTCTAAGTAACGTAAGGACTTACGTAAAATCCTGGAAATTCCAGGATTTCGGGTTGACGGGTATAGCGTGCATGCTATAATAGCTAATGGAGGGAGGAGAAAAAGCCTAGGAGTAAAGGAGAGACGCCATGTTTTGGACGCTGGAAAGTGCAAAGCGATATGCAGCCCAGCTACGGTTGCAAGGAGAGCCGGTCCGGATCTATGAAGTGCCGGGCCGCATCTGGGGAGTCTGGTACGTTGTGGAGTAAGGAGATTGCAATGGTACGCTACAGACCTTTCAAGGTGTACCCCGTTCCTCCCGACGCATACATGGTGGCCGAGCGAAACGGGGACGAGCTTCGTCTGCTCGGCTGGTCCTGGGAACTGGACGGGGCAATTGAGATTGCAAGACGACATGGCTTCGGTGCTCGAATCTTCCAACAAGTCGGCGGAGACTTGCGGGAGGTGTCCTGGACCTTTTAGCAGGAGGATGAATCACATGCCGAACGTCAAAGCGATCCTGGGGCGTGCCCTGTCCTTACGGCCGCGCGTGCCGGCCGACGAGCTGCGCAGGGCAATCCAGCGGGCCGTTGAGCGCGGCCAGCCCCTGTACTTGGAAACGGGATTCTGTGGAGGAGCTGGGCGTTGCGTGTCCCCCATCGATGAGGAGGACCAGGCAGAAATGGAGCGGCTTACAGCCAGCTCCACCCGCTGGTATCGACTGTTGTAACACACCAACCCGCCCGGGAGGGAACTTGCCCCCTGGCTGGTGCCCGGGAACCAGCCCAGTCAAAGAGGAGGAAGGAAATGACCAAGTCCAAGTACATTGTCCAGGAGCACGTCGGGGGACGGATTGGGGAGAGAAAAAGTCCCCGGACAAGGAAGTACAACACGGAGGAGGAAGCACTGCTGGCAATGGCGAAAGCCAAAGCCGCAGGAAACGTCGTAACGTGCACTGTGCAACATTGCACGGTGCGAGCAAAGGCAGAGTTCGCTGGTGTGCCGCTGTGCGGGCGGCACTACAAGCGAGCCGAACTGGTGGAAAGTGATGTGACTGTGGTTCATGGAACCACGGGGCAGGAGCTGGAAGTGTGGCGCGGCCCAGTAGTAACGCTGCGGCCGACGGTCAGCCAGTGGCGGAACGCTCCGGCAAGCGTCCGACACAAGCAAGGGGCTTTGCACCCAGTGACCAACGAGCTCACCCGTCACGCCGTTACGGTGGACGGTTTTTGGGTTCGATGGTGGGAGAAGCTGTGAATCCAAACGTGGAAGAGAAGTGACACTGTTACGAAAGGAGAAGTCCATGGGACACGAAATTACTGTCAGAGAGGACGGCCGAGCGGAGGCCGCGTTTGCGCTGCGGCCTGCGTGGCACGGCTTGGGAGTGGTCTTGGACCACCCCATGACGAGCGCTGAAGCACTGGAGGCAGCCGGGTTGAACTGGCGAGTCGAGCAAGTGCCAGTGGCAGCGAAGTATGCTTCGCACTACGAGGACATCCGCGGTGTGTACGCCAACGTGCGATCCGACACGCATGCCGTGCTGGGCATTGTGTCGGGCCGCTACAAGGTGGTTCAGAACGACGAGGCGTTTGCGTTCCTGGACCGCCTGATTGAGGATCATCAAATGGAGTACGAGAGCGCGTTCTCGCTCCGAGGCGGCAAGCAAGTCGTGCTGCTGGCGCGGCTTCCCAAATCCGACCAGATTGTGAGCGGCGACGAAGTGCTGCGATACGTGCTGTTGTCGCTGGCACATGATGGTGAGGGATCTATCCGTTTTGGACCAACGTCGGTGCGGGTTGTGTGCGCAAACACGTTCGCGCTGGCGTCGAAGAGCAAGGAGGTCAAGTCGCTCTCAATCCGGCACAGTGGCGACATTGATGCCAAGCTGCAACAGGCCCGCGACATCCTCCGACAGGTGAATGATCAGTTCGACAAGTATGCCGAAGTCGGCAGGGAGCTGGCAAAGGTGCGTCTCTCAGCGGGTGACTGGTTCCGCTTGTTGGACGTGCTGTGCCCGCTGCTCGACGAAGCTGACCCGGATTACACGGAGCGTCGGCAAAATCAGTTGATCAAAACCCGGCGAGGCATCACGCAGGCTTTCCACAATTGGACCCAAGCGTCCGCTCCCCGGTCGGCATGGGCCGCCTTCAACGCGGTAACTGAGTTTATTGACCACCTGCCGCGCCGTGGAGCTACGTACCGCCAAAAGGCCGAAGCCCGATTCAACGTGTGCTTGTTCGGCCCAGGGCGGGATATGAAGCAGCGAGCGTTCGAGGCAGTGTGCAGAATCGCCGGAGTTGCGGTGTGAGGCATGGGTGGGCTGCGCCGGGTACTGGCTCGGCGCAGCCACACTTCAAGCAAAGGAGACAAGACATGTCTGTTATGTCATACGAGCAAGTTGAACCTCTGCTCAACAAGAAGGCATGGGAGTTTAGTCTTGCCCATGCGATTGACTGGGAGGAGTGCAAGTCAGCGGCCAATGAGGGATACGTTGTTGCAGTAAGGACCTATGACGAAACTCGTGCTTCCTTCACCACACACCTCTACTGGAAGGTGCGGGGAGCGCTCACCAGGTTGCTTGAGCGTGCTAGGCACGATAAGCGAGTTGTCCTGTGCGATCTGTCGCACGTTGCGGAAGCCCCTCCACTACGGCTCTTATCCGAGGACGCTTCCGCGATTGTACGGATGGTTGCAGAGTCCCCGGCGGAGCTCAAGCGAGCTCTACGAAGGGGAGGACGCGAAGGGGCAAAGCGCTGGCTAGCAAAGCGTGCAAAGAAGAAAGGTATGAGCTTGGCACAAGTGATTTCTGCGTTTGACGAGTTCACCGATTTGTTCAATTGAGGAGCGTAGTCATGCGGATTGCGCTGAAGGTGAAAAAGATTGGCAAAAAGTGGTGGATCGTCGGGGATGAGGACTATGGGGCCTATGGCCCTTATGATACAAAGCATGAGGCGGAGAGCGACAGGAGGGGAGTCCTGCGCTGCTTACGGGAAATGGAAGAAGATGAACGGAAGGAAAAACACACTCATTGATTTCCGGTCGTGCCGTCCGTACCGGTTCCAGAGGCAAGACTTGTGCAGAATAACAAGTCTTGGCGGCCGTGTGCTTCTGGCCTACGAAATGGGACTGGGAAAGACGCTGATGAGCCTATGGTGGATAGGAGCACGACGGGATAGGCTTCCGGCTGTGGTAGTGTGCCCAGCCGTGGTAAAATACCAATGGGAGGTTGAGTGTAAGAGAGCTTTGCACGCTACCCCAGTCGTGCTTTCGGGGAGAAAGGCCCGCCCCTTAGGCTACTGCGATCTGGCGATCATCAACTACGACGTGCTTGACTGTTGGATTGAGGAGCTGAGGCGCATGCGCCCTCGGACAGTAGTGCTTGACGAGTGTCACTATGTGAAGAATCCCAAGGCAAAGCGTACAAAGGCCGCTCGACGCTTGTGCTACAAGGTGCCGAACATACTAGCGTTGAGCGGCACTCCTCTGCTCAACAAACCTATTGAACTATGGCCCATCCTCAACATCCTATATCCGGCAATCTGGCGGTCCAGGTGGCACTTCGCACATCGCTATTGCGGGCCACAGCTGACGCCATGGGGATGGAAGTTCGACGGAGCAACTAGGGTAAAGGAGTTGCACAAGAAGCTGACGGATACGTGCATGGTACGCCGGCGCAAGGCTGAAGTCATTGAGGACCTACCCCACAAAACAAGGTGTGTTGTGCCGATTGAACTTGATGATGCGGCAAGGCGGGAATACGAGCGCGCCCGGTTAGACTTCATAGCCTGGCTGCGTGAGCGCGACCCGCAAGCAGCGTTACGAGCAAAGAGGGCGGAGTCCATAACCAAGCTGTCCTACTTGCTTCAGCTCATAGCAAAGCACAAGGCAAACTTCGTAGCCAGTTGGATAAACGATTGGCTACAGGAGAGCGATGGAAAGTTAGCCGTGTTCGTGCGTCACCACGAAATGACTGATACGCTGGTGGCTGCTTGCAAGGAAGCAGTGGTGATCGACGGCAGGGAAACGCAAGCGAAACGGCAAGCCGCGCTGCGAGCATTCAAGGAGGGACCGAACAGGGTACTGATTGGGAGCATCGACGTCGCTGGTGTAGGACTCAATTTGCAGGACGTGTGCAACACGGTTGCATTTGTGGAGCTATCGTTTCGACCAGCAGACCATTTGCAAGCGGAAGACCGCGTGCATCGCATTGGTTCCACTGCTCCTGTGTGGGTGTACTACTTGATTGCAAGGGACACGTTGGAGGAGAAGCTGTGCCGCATTATCCAAAGCAAGCAAAGCACCATATCAAGTGTGCTTGACGGAGACGAGGACGTGAGTGGACTTGATGTTTTTGACCAATTGTTAAAGGAGGTGTACGATGACAACTCGTAACATGTCTCCGCGACAAGTGCTTGACCTGAACATTCCGCACAAGGAAGCTGCTGCTCTGTTGGGAGTATCAGCCCGATGTGTTGCAAAGGCACGTCAAGCACTGCGAGGATTGGGCGGCAAGAGCGCCCTGGGCAAAGTTACTGCTCTTGATCCTGTTGACGTTGACGTCGACAAAGTGACTGCGCAAGAGCAAGCATACACTCAATTCCTTGAAGCCATGGAAGCCCACAAACAGGCAGGGAAAGCATACCGACGTTGGAAGTCCTTGGTAGATGAACAAGCAATTCAGGACTACCACGAGCTGGTATCATGTACGGAGGCAGAACGGGAAGCATGGGACGAGAGGACCCGGGAGTTGTTTGCCAGTGCAAAGCAGCGCGTCACGGAGATGCGACAGGCAGCCACGGAGTTCCTGCGATGGACGGCGGCTTGCGAGCAGCTCGGGCGCCCTTATCCCACTGGCGATCGGTGGGAGGATTACAAAAAAGCCATGGAGGGGTCGCGGAAAAAAGTGAAGCCGAAGAAGGCAAAGAAAGAAACCCTTGACTTGCTGGCTTCAAAAAAGCCCAGCAAACGACAACTGATGGAGGCAGCCGGGAAATGATAGAAGACATCCTGAGGAATGCGGGTGTCAGCTACAAGAGGGGAGGAGAACACAGGCACGTGCGGCCGGGTTGGGTTGGAGTTGACTGCCCAAGGTGCGGCCCGAACTCCGGGAAGTATCACTTGGGAATCAACACCCGGCTCGGCCGCGCTGTCTGTTGGAAGTGCGGCCGATGGGACTTGGCTGAAGCCCTGTCCGCCGTAGCTCACCTGCAAATGTCCGAGGCAATCCGGATTGCCAAAGCGATACGCCATGGGAGGGCTGCGTCGGAGGACAAGCCGATACGCCGAGCTCGCGTCAAAGTGCCAAAGGATGTCGGCCCGCTGCGAGAACCCCACAAGCGATATCTGCGCAAGCGGAGATTTGACCCGGATAAACTTGTTGACACATGGCGCATACAGGGAGCAGGGCCATGGTCAGACAGGATTCCGTGGCGCATCTTCATCCCAATCTACCTGGACGAGCGAATGGTGAGCTGGACATCACGGAGCATTGTTGATGGTGTGCCAAGCAAATACGTTTCAGCAAAGTCTGATGAGGAGGAGGTGAAGCACAAGCACATCCTCTACGGCGAGGACTACACGTGGCACTCCGTCATAGTTGTGGAGGGGCCGCTGGATGCATGGCGAATTGGCCCTGGCGCCGTCGCTTTGTTCGGCATCCCGTTCACGTCAGCTCAGATAGCAAGACTAGCAAGGTATGCCCGACGCGCCATTGTGTTGGACCGGGAGAAGGAGGCGCAGCGGCACGCCAAGCGATTGGCAAATGCGTTGTCCCCGTTTCCTGGTGAAACAGTTGTGGTGCAACTAGAAACGGGGGACGATCCTGCTGAAGCTGACGAGGAAGAGTTGGAGGAGCTAAGGCGGTTGTTCATTGGTTAGGCTAAGCAAGGAGGAAGTACAAGTGACAGACATGCCGCAACGACAGTTTAGGGGATGGTGGATCCCTGTTGAAATAGTTGACTTGTTTCAAGAAGGAACAATCAACGCGAAGGAAACACTGTTGCTGGCGACGATCGATAGCTTTGTCGTAAGCGGGTCAGGGTGCTTTGCAACGAATACGTACCTTGGTCAGTGCATCCATGCAAGCCCAGTGTCAGTGTCCCACATGATAACGAAGCTCCGGAGGTTGGGGCTGTTGGAGCATGAGGTGGTTTTTGATGAACAAACGGGGAGGAGCGTAAGGCTGCTGAGAACGTGCTACTCAAGCATCAACCACCTAGTCAAAAACAACTATCCCACTAATGGGGCATTGTTAAAAACGACTAGGGCCCCTAGTCGTTTTTTACTATCCCCCAAAAGTACGAAAGACCCCAAAACTCCCAGCAAAACGAGCGATAATCGTGCTAAAAAGAGGTCCTATTATACAAGTGTATTAAACAATACTCCATCTACTGACGTAGATGGAGCATCGGGTGGGGCAAGCCACCCGATGGATCACCCGTCCTTTGGAATCAATGATACATGCATGGAGTTAGCTGAAAAGTTATTGGCACGGCTGCGCTCTGTGGACCACGACCTGGTTCATTACCGCCGCACAAAGAAAGGCCACGTCCGACGTCCCGTAGTTTCCCGTACAATCGCAGCAGAGCTGGCTAGGCTGCTAAGAGACGAGCGTTGCACAGAATCCGAGCTACGGGAAATCATCGCATGGTACGCTGCAAATTACGGAAGGCCGTATGTGCCCGTCCTGCGTTCCGTAAAGGACCTCTACAATAGATGGCACTCGATCGTGATGGCGAAGCAGCGCGCGGAGGAGAACGGGGAGGTTGCCGTTGAACCATGGGATGATGATGAAGCTGAGGATACAAGCGCTGACGATTGGAAGGACAAGGTCTGATGCGTGCAACCGTCATGGATACCAATCTCAGGCGTGTTGTCATTGGAGCAATCACAAGCTCTAGCGTGTGTGCGTTGTTGTCCCAGCAATGGTCGCAATTTGGACTGTTCGATACGGCTTGGGCCAACGTCATTGTTGGGTGGTGTGTTGAGTTCTGGCGTCGCTACGGACAAGCGCCTGGTGGAAACTTGGAGGGATTGTTTCAGGATTGGTTGGAATCGGCCAACCCAGACGAGGGACTACGTATTGCCGTTGATACGTTTCTTTCCGGGTTGGATGATCAGGAGCTTACAAGGTGGGACGAGAGCTACTTACTGGACCTCACCAAGCAACACATCGCAAGGACAAAGATCCAAAAAGCAATAGCGGATGCTGAAGCAGCGCTCGACAGGAACGACATTGATCAAGCACGCCGGCATCTGGCTGCCGCTGATGAAATTGGATTGAGCGATGGGAGCTTAGTAAAGCCAGGGGAGTCGTTCAAATGCTGGCGCGAAGCATTTGACGTGTCCATGGACCGGCAGTTGGTTCGTTACCCAGGTCCATTGGACAAGTTCCTGGGAGACGCCATGGTGAAGGGAGCGTTCGTGTCCTTCATGGGGCCGGACAAGATAGGCAAGTCGTATGTGCTGTTGGATTTGGCATACAGGGCTGTCCGCAATGGGTGCCGCGTCGCGTTCTTTGACACTGGAGACATGACCCGCTCGGATGTGTTGAAGCGATTGGGATGTAGGGCAGCGGGCAAGCCGCTCAAGCCAGGGAAGGTCCGCTATCCAGTCCGGGTTGCTGATGGTGAGGTGATTTACAAGACGTTGGAGTTCAAGGAGGGACTGACGGACATTGAGGCGTTCCGTGCCTTCCAGAAGGCTACGCGAAACGGGGACCGGTTGCGCATTTGCAATCATCCCAACGGCACCATCAGCATTGCGGGGATTGCCAATGCCGTGCAATGTTGGATCCGTGAGGAGGGGTGGAAGCCAGACGTGCTGGTTGTCGACTATGCGGATATTCTTGCCCCAGTCACAAAAACAAGGGACGTGCTGGAGAGCATTGACGAGACGTGGCGTTACATGCGCAGGGTGTCGCAGGAGTACGAGATGCTTGTGGTGACAGCGACCCAGAGTAGTGCTCTGGCCTACAAGACCGGACAGCAGGTCCTTGGAAAACGACACTTCAGTGGTCGTAAAACTAAACTCGCTCACGTCACCGGGATGGTTGGCTTGAATTCGTTTCAGGGCGATTCCACAAGGGGCATAATTCGTTTCAATTGGATCGTGCGGAGGGACAGATTATTCAGCGAAGGTCGTATAATATCTGCGGCCGGGTGTCTTGCACTGTCCCGCCCAGTCGTACTAAGTTGGAAAGGTTAGTTTGAGTTTTGGACTCTAGAAGAAGGAGTGGACCATGCGGATCACGAAAGATGACGCCGTTAGGTTGTGTGTGGCTCTAGGTTGGTCGAATGCCACGAAGTGGACTGACGAACGGCTCAAGCGTCGGTTGTCAGAAATGGCTGAGATTCTGGAGGGAGCGGACAGCTACATTGAGGAGGGAGACGTTCCTGACGATGAGGAGCGTAACTACCTCAATGGACTGATTGCTCAACTGGTAGCTGACAGTGGAGAAGTGGAGTTTGTTGAGAGCTATGACGAGGCGCCAGCTGAGCAAGAGGAAGTTGAGGAAGTTTCTGCTCAGGCTGAAGTTGGAACTGAAGTTGAAGACGAAGTGGAGGAGCAGGAAGTCGAAGAGCAGCAGGAACAAGAAGCCGAGGAGCAAGAAGCTGAGGAGCCAGAGGAGGAGGTGGCTGAAGAGAAGCCCAAGGCTAAAGCCAAAGCCAAGAACAAGGCGAAGCGTGGCCGGAGAGCAAAGTCTGACAAGCAGCCAACGTGTCACTCCGTTTCCATGGATCTGCTGTGCAAGAATCCGGACATGGAATGGAAGGAGCTCAAAGAGACCCTGCAAAAGATGGGGCTGTTCCGGGACACGTCAGCTCGAACGGCATTCAACTTCGTCCGAGCCATTGTCCGGCGGCTGCGTCAGAATGGGCTAATGAAGTGAGCCGGGTTGTCACGGCAGCGTCACGCCAGTCATAGGTATGGTAGCGAAGCTGGCGTGGCGCTGCTAATCATTAAGGAGGGTCAGCGATGAAATATCAAGTGACTTATCAACATCAGTTTGATGCAGCTCATCGGTTGAAGGATTATGACGGTCCATGTGGGAACGTGCATGGCCATCGCTATGTTGTGGAGGTTACGGTAAGCGGACCGCTGAACGGGCAAGGAATGGTTATTGACTTCAACGAGCTCAAGTCCATCGTTGGTGGATACATCGACGCTAATTGGGACCACGCACTCATCTTGTCAATCGGTGATCCAGACCGCTACAAGCTACCTGATTGGAAGCGTGTTTCGTATCTGCCGCAAGCTACTGCTGAGTGCATGGCTGCCCATTTGTTCCAAGTGGTAAAGAAACGACTGTCCCAACACCAAGCTAAGGTGGATTCTGCGCATCAAGTCAAGGTGGAGTCTGTGAAGGTGTGGGAGACGCCTGGATGTTACGTGGAGGTGACTGATGAGTAAGCATGGAAACCGATACTTGATAAAGGAGATTTTCTACTCCATCCAGGGAGAGGGAGTCCAAGCAGGAAGAGCCGCCGTTTTCGTTAGGTTCTCTGGGTGCAACCTCAAGTGTAGAAAGGAGCAGCAAGGATTTGATTGCGACACGGATTTCAGCGATGGCGAAGAGCTTACGCTTGACGAGGTAGAGCAGAGGATATGGGAGGAGCTGAAGGAACATGGACACGAGGAGTGGCCTAATGAGCTGTTTATTGTGTTTACTGGTGGCGAACCTGCGTTGCAGTTGGACGAGCACATGATCCGGCAGCTCTCAAGGCCGGGCGTGTTTCTTGCTATTGAAACCAATGGGACGCTACCGCTCCCTTCTGGTCTTGATTGGATTTGTGTCAGTCCTAAGAGGGGGACAAAGATTGTTGTTACCGAAGCTGACGAAGTCAAGTATGTGCTAAGCGACGGTCAGTTGCCGTTTGAGGTACCCACGAAGGCAAAGCATTGGATTGTGAGCCCGGCTGCTGAGGGTAACAAGTTGGTCCGTGACAACATTGCGTGGTGCCTCGGTATTGTGGCTGTGTGTCCCCGCTATAGGCTGAGCTTGCAGTTGCACAAGGTCCTTGGGCTTAGGTAGGAGGAAATCATGGAACTATCATGGAACGACGTGGATTTGCGTGCTAGAAAATTGGCTGCTAAGCTACGCGACAAGGTTGACAGTGTCCGGGCCTATGGAGTGCCTAGAGGTGGGATTTATGCAGCGATGGCGTTGCGTTGGGCTGCTCAGGCACTTGGTTTTGATTGCACGCTAGTAAACAAGCCCGAGAGTGCTAACGTCATTGTTGATGACTTGATTGACAGTGGAGCAACAAAGCTGAAGTTCCAGCGCTATGGCGTTCCGTTTGTGGCGCTGGTGGACAAGAAGGCAGAAGGTATTAATGAATGGGTAATCTTTCCGTGGGAGACTATGCAAGGGGAAACTGGGCCGGAGGACTGTGTGCGGAGGCTGATTGAGTTTGTTGGGGATGACCCAAACAGAGAGGGATTGAGGGAAACACCTAGCCGAGTAATTCGTGCCTACAGGGAATTGTTCGCCGGTTACAAGCAGAAGCCCGAGGACGTCGTTAAGCTGTTTGTCGACGGCTTGCACATATAGCGTACATTCCAAATGGGAAAGTCATTGGTGTTTCGAAGCTGGCACGCATACTGGATATCTACACTCGGAGGTTGCAGATTCAGGAGCGGATTTGTCAGCAAGTAACGTCTGCAATTGAGAGGTTAGTGGAGCCGAAGGGCGCTGCTTGTATTTTGATTGCTAAGCACATGTGCATATCGTGTAGGGGAGTTCGGAAACAAAACACTGAAATGGTTACGTCCAGCTTGACGGGTGTCTTCAGGAATCCACAGCATTTGGCTCGGCAAGAGTTGTTGGCATTGGTGGAGATGCGGTCGTGATTATCTTTCACTCTGGATTTACTAACGTCGGGCGTGATGAGGTACCTGAGCAGCTTGACGCAAGGGCAAGCGTGCTGCTCACAATGTTTTACCACCAAAAGAAGCCGGATAAAACATGGCGCATTGAGTGGATGATCAACAAGCGTCGTACCGGCGAGTGGAAAGGGCAGTTGTTTTTAGACTCAGGCGCATTCTCACAAATGGTTGCAGCCAAGAAGATAGCAGCGGCTGGTGGGTCCAGATGGAGTTACTTCAACACGGATGAGTTTTGGGACTACTTGCGACGTTACGCCGAGTTCGTGAAACGCTATGAGCACGTGGTTGATTACTATGCCAACCTCGATGTCATACAGAACCCGGAGCTGACGTATCGCAATCAAAAGGTTTTGGAAAACGAGTATGGATTGAAACCCATGCCCGTAGTTCACTATCCGGCTCCGATTGAGTGGATAGAGCGGTACGTTAATGAGGGTTACAATTTGATTGGCCTTGGCATGGGAGGGATGGAAAGGAATATCTCCAGGGAGCAGTGGATACAACGCTGCTTTGATTGTGTAAGCAACTCATCTGGAGTGCCTACTGTAAAGTTTCATGGCTTTGGAATTGGCGGTCATAGGTTTATGTTTTCCTTCCCGTGGTGGTCCATAGATTCGACGTCATGGTTAATGGCGGGAATGAATGGAAGCATTCTAATGCCTAGGAAGGTGGGAGGGACATATGACTTTTGCAAGCCGCCGTGCCGAATAGCAACGTCTGTGTCCTCATCAACGAAGAGCGAAAGGAACAGACATTACTTCAACCTGAGTGAGCCGTCCAAGCGAAAGGTGAGGGAATGGCTGGATTACATTGGAGTTCCATTGGGTGAAGTGGAGGATGGCAAGGTTGTCAAGGAAGGTGTTGTAGGACATTTCCTTTACCGACTTAAGGCAAACCTCCGTTACTCGCTGCTTGTGGAGAGGTCTTTGCCCGAATGGCCCAATACGTGTGCTAGTAGGAAACGGGTTCCGGAGTTCAGTTTGCTAGAGAAAGGAGGTGCGTGATGTTGGTGCTTTCGCGCAAGCAAGGACAAGAGATTGTGATTGGTGACAACATCCGAATTGTGGTGTTGACGTGCGAGGGGACAGTACGGTTGGGGATTGAAGCCCCGAAGGAAGTAGAGATTCACCGGCTCGAGGTAAAGCGAGCACAGGAGCGCATGAGAAAGAGTAGTGAGGACGCTTCCGAGTCCACTAACAAGTGAGACGTCCCTGATGGGTCGTTGGGAGGTATTGTTCTCTAACTTCAGGGAGAGTGCATATGAAACGGGATGAACTTTTGAAGGGCTTGCAAGCAGTGAGTGTTGGTATGGTTTCCGGATCCCTGTTGGAGCATTCGGATTGCTTCCACTTCAGGGATGGATTCGTTTACATGTTCAGCGATGAGGTTGTGTGCCGGGCGCCCTTGCCGCAGAATGCTGATATTGTTGGAGCTGTTCCTGCGTCTCCGTTACTTAAATCCCTGTCCAGTTTGCCTGATGAGGAGATAGACATCGGCGTGAAGGATGGGGAGCTGAGGGTAGTAGCAAAAAGCTCGTACATCAAAAGGAAATCGAAGCTGGTGCCCTCAAGGCAGTTTGGCTTGGCATGCCATTCGGATGCTGAGTTTCCTTTCCCGTCCGTAATGGGCGATGTTGAATGGATGCCACTTGAATCCGGAACGATGGAGAAGTTGGAGGTAGTGGGGAGCTGTGCTAGTAGGGATGAGGCACGTTTCCTGCTTACGTGCGTCCATCTGACTCCGGACTATGCCGAGGCGTCTGACGACACCCAAATATGCCGCGCCATGTTGCCAATGAAGGTGGATGCTGTTGTTCGGTGGGAGTCATTGAGTAGGGTATGCCGCTTCGGTGCGGTTGCCGTTGGTGATTCGGACGAGTGGTTGCACTTCGCAGCTGACAACGACAGAGGCATGCGGATTGCTATACGGAAGCACAACCAAGAATATCCCAGTTTGGACAAGTTCCTTAACCGCGATGGAAAGAAGGTTGCGTTGCCTGAGGGACTGGGTAATGCTGTTGATCGAGCTGATGTGTTTTTGTCAGCCGCGTCCGGAGACCCTGTTGTGTCTGTTCAGTTTAGGGGGAACATGGTGGTTCTGAGTGCCAGCTCCGACATTGGGTGGTACAAGGAAGCGCACCAAATCAAATGGGGAGGGGAGCCCTGTTCGTTTCTTATATCCTCCAAGGTTCTGCGGAACATTGTCAACCGTAGCAAAGAGTGTGAGCTGGGAAGTGGTTGGATCAAGGTGAAGTGGGACGAGTTTACTTTCCTTGGTGCTACGGGTTGAGACATGCGATTTGGTTTGGACGTAGTGTCAGTTGGCAGCGTGTCCAGGTGTGGGAAGTGTGGTCTGTGCAAGGAATGCAACACTCCTGGAATGAAGCCAACGGGCAAAGGACGCAAGGGAATAATGGTCATTGCCGAAGCTCCAGGCCGGCAGGAGGATGAGCAAGGAGTGCAATTGGTTGGCCGGGCGGGACGTTTCTTCAGGAGCGTGCTAAACGAGTTCGGCGTTGATTTGGACCGTGATTGCTGGAAGACAAACGCCGTGTGTTGTAGGCCTCCTCGGAACCGCAAGCCAACCAATATGGAGATTCAAGCGTGCCGGCCAAACGTGTTTGCAGCGATTCGCCAATACCAGCCCAAGGTTATCCTGTTGTTGGGGCAGGCGGCTGTGGAGTCTGTCATAGGACAGGATTGGGGAGAGTCCGTTGGACCGATTGGTCGGTGGGTTGGTTTCTGTATCCCATCAATTGCACACAACGCTTGGATTTGTCCAACGTGGCATCCTTCATATTTACTGAGGGATGATAGCGAACCGCTCCATTTGTGGTTCAGGAAGCATATTGAGCGGGCGTTGTCGTTTAAGCGACGTCCCTGGCGCAAGCCTCCTGACTATACTTCGCTTGTGGATCGGGTTATCGAGCCGACAGAGGCAGCTAAGCGATTGGCGAAGTTAAGAAGTCAAGGCCAGTCAGTTTCGTTTGATTACGAAACGGACAGGCTCAAGCCGGATCATGGGGAGTCTCGTATTGTGACTTGTGCTGTCAGCAATGGGAAAAGGGCTATGGCTTTCCCATGGTTGGAACCGGCTGTGAGTGAAATGAGCAAGTTGCTCAGGAGCGATGTTCCAAAGATTGGGTGGAACATTAAGTACGAGGAACGCTGGACAAGGAAGGTGTTGGGGCATGGGGTTAGGCGTTGGGCATGGGATGGGATGTTGGCGACACACGTGCTGGACAATCGGCCTGGAATAACGTCGCTCAAGTTTCAATCCTACATATGGTTTGGGCAGCCGTTGTATGACAAGGAAGTTGCACCATACCTAGACGCTACACGGGGAAACGAGCAAAACAGGATCCGCAAGATTCCCTTGTTGTCCCTCTTGCTTTACAACGGGTTGGATGCTCTGTTCACTCACATGATTGCGTACAAGCAGAGGCAACAAATGATGCAGGACGTGAGCAATGATTAGACTGGTGTCGAAGGACGCATATCAACTGGTTCACCAGGGAACTCTTGCATTGGCTGAAGTGGAGCGTCATGGTCTTAGAATTGACACCCAATGGCTGGATGCTTCAATTAAAAGGGTGAGCGAACAGCAGCGTAAGTTGGAAGCTCAGCTCAAGACCAGCGATGTTTGGAAGGAATGGAAGAAAAGGTTTGGCGCAAGGGCTTCGCTGTCGAGCCGGGCCCAGTTAGGAACCATTTTGTTTGACGTGTTGGGTATAGAATGCCCGGAGTACACCAAGACAGGCAGGCCGAAAACGAGCGAGGACGTGCTTGAGTCAGTGGAGCTGCCGTTTGTGAAGGATTACTTGAAGCTCGAAAAGCTGCGCAAGCTCTATTCAACCTACCTAATGGGGTTAAAGCATGAAGTGCAAGATGGGTATCTACATCCGTCTTACAACTTGCATTTGGCCCGCAGCTTTCGCTCATCGTGTGACAAGCCAAACTTCCAGAACATCCCCATCCGTGATAAGGAAATTGGGAAACTGGTGCGGAGGTGCTTTGTGCCACGTCCTGGTCGTGTCTTGGTAGAAGTGGATTATTCGGGGCACGAGTTTCGGATTGCTGCGTGCCATTGGCGTGACAAGCGCATGGTGAGCTATGCAAGCGACTCATCGCTTGACATTCATCGGGATATGGCGGCCGTGTGTTTTGAGCTGCCGGTGGAACGTGTTTCAAAGGAGGCGCGCTTCTACGCAAAGAACCAATTTGTGTTTCCAATGCTTTATGGCTCATGGTGGAAGTCGTGTGCCCGCAATTTGTGGACGATGGTCGAAACGGCTGGGATAAAGACGGCGGACGGCGTCCCAATCAGGGAGCATTTGGAGTCCGTGGGAATTCATACATTCGAGGATTTTGAAAGACATATTGAGTATGCTGAGGGAAAGTTCAAGGAGCATTTTCCGCAGTGGACTGAGCGCAGCGAGATATGGTGGAACGCCTATGTCAAGCGTGGTGGGTTTCGCGTGGCAACAGGGTTTTGGTTGTCAGGTGTGTATTCACGCAATCAGGTAATGAACATGCCAATACAGGGGCCAGCGTTTCACTGTCTGCTATGGTCGCTGATCCAACTTGTGCGTGAGTTGAGGAAGCGACGCATGCGAACTGTTGTCGTTGGGCAAATACATGACAGCATTCTTGCTGACGTGTGTAAGGAGGAGCTGGACGACTACTTGGCGATGGTGAAACGTATAATGGAAGGGGACGTAAGGCGTCACTGGCCGTGGATTGTTGTTCCGCTCAAAATTGAAGCAATGGTGGCGGAAAACAACTGGTTTGAAAAGCATGAGGTGGAGATATGACTGTTGATGCTGTTGAATTGTATCGCAAGTATCGGCCAACAAAGTTCTCGCAAGTGTTGGGGCAGCGAGAAGCCATAGCGACGCTAGCCAACATGGGAAAACGCCGGGCCGTTCCACACTGCTTGTTGTTCACCGGACCGTCCGGAGTAGGAAAGACAACGCTCATTAGGATCTTGCGGGAAAAGCTGGGATGCAAGGAACATGATTACGTCGAAATCAATGCAGCGGAGGCGCGAGGAATTGACACGATACGGGACATTCAGCGTCGGTTAACGCTTAGTCCACTTTCTGGCCGATGCCGTGTTTGGGCTATTGATGAGTGTCACAGGTTGACCACGGATGCGCAGTCGGCGTTGCTGAAGATCCTTGAGGATACGCCACCGACTGCTTACTTCATGCTTGCAACCACGGAGCCAAACAAGCTATTGACAACCATCCGAACGCGATGCACGGAGATTGCACTGAAGCCGCTGTCGCTGGACGACCTGGAGTCACTAGTAGGAGAAATTGCAAGGAGGGAGGGTGTTGAACTCGCTGAGGAAGTGTGTGAGAAAGTTGCGCAGTTGGCGGATGGGTCTGCTCGCAAGGCTTTGGTGTTGTTACATGGCATTGTGGGAATGAAAAGCGACGAGGAGCAGCTTGAAGCTCTTGGCAAGATGGTAAGTGAGTCGCAGGCCATTGAGCTTGCTCGCTTATTGCTTAAACCAACCGCTCGATGGGCGGAAGTAGCAAGGTTGTTGGCGTCGCTGCCTGAGCTTGAGAAGGAAACTGAGTCCGTGCGGCGATTGGTGCTGGCTTACATGTCAAAGGTAGCCGTTAAGAATCCGAGGTTTGCTGGGCGTGCCGTTGTCATAATTGATTCGTTCAGGGATCCTTTTTACGACTCTGGCGCCGCTGGGTTGATATTGGCTTGTTACGAAGTCGTTTCACAAGGTTAGGTGTTTTGGTGTCCGTATAATAAAGGAGAGGAGAGATGAAAGTTCGCTACGATTTGTCCAGGACGGTCAACTTGGGAAACTATGAGTCCGCCAAGATTGGCATTGGAATTGAAACGGATGTACCTGACGGATCTACGCTAGATGAGACGTTTGCGTGGATTCGTGCATGGGTAAACGACAAGGTAGCTGAAGAGGAAGACCTTTGGACAGGTGAAGGGAGCGAGAAATGATTTTGAATGACTTGGATCCACGTGAAAACGAGTCCTTGTTCCAACCAAATGAGTTTGAGCTGGACAAGGAGTGGGTGGCGCAGCCATCGCTTTACTTGAAGTTCGCTACGGCGTTGGCTGATGCCAGGGCACGTTACGACCAGGCCAAGGCGCAGTTGGACGTAATCAAAGCCAACGTGAATTTGGAGGTTCGAAAAGAGCCGCAGGAGTTCGGGATTTCCAAGGTTACGGAGTCCGTTGTTTCCTCGGCTGTCGCAACGGATGTGCGAGTAGTTAAAGCGCAGGAAGCAGTAACGAAGGCTAGGCATGAAGTGGATATCCTAACAGCCGCGGTGACTGCTTTGGAGCATAAGAAGGCAGCATTGGAGAAGCTGGTGCAATTGCACTTGGCTTCTTACTACGCCAAGCCAGTGGTGGAAGGCAGCGATGAGGAAGCGAAAGAGGTGGTAAAAAAAGCCGTGAGACAGAGAGGACGGCAACGGTGAAAGTCATAGCGATAGTTGTACTGCTGATGGTGTGTTTTCCATTGGTTGTGTTCTACTCGGTCAAGTTCGGGACCTATGCCTTCTTTGCTGGAAGGCGGGCGTTTCTGAAAGGAGAGTGTGATGAGAAGTCGTAAAAAGCGACGTCGTGCAGGTTCGTCGAAACGGGATGCGTTGCACCGCACGGGTCGTGGCTGGACGACTATTGAAATCCCAGAGGGAATTGAAATGTTCCAGCCTAAGCCTGGGAAGTATCGTCTGGACATTATTCCTTACGAAGTTGGTGAGGGGAATCCGTATGCTGACCCTGGAACGTGGTACTATGAGCGCACGTTCTTTGTGCATACTCGGATTGGTCCGAACCAACAGTCCTTTGTCTGCCCGTCCAAGACATTGGGGAAGCCGTGCCCAATCTGCAAACATGCGGATGAGTTGGCCGACGAAGCTGACGTAGATCCCGAGGTGGTGAAAGCATTGCAGCCGAAGGAGCGGCAGTTGTTCCTTGTGTACGACCACGGGCAGCCGGACAAAGGTGTCCAATTGTGGGAAGTGTCCTATTACTTGTTTGGCTCATTGTTGGACGACTTGCGGCACGATGCTGACGAGAACGAAACCTGGATTACCGATTTTGACGATCCGGATGCTGGTTCGACGCTAAAGGTTAGCTTCCGGGAGGAGCGTCTCAGTCGGTTTTCCTTTGTGAAGGCTTACCACATTGACTTCCGTCCCAGAAAGAACGGCTTGTCCGAAGAGTTGTTGAACCACGGCATTGTGCTGGACGACTTGTTGAAGGTCTTGGACTATAAGTCCCTCAAGTCGATTCTGTTGCAAGAGCAAGCAGAAGATGAGGACGAGGAGGACGAGGACGAAGAGCCAGTTCCCGCTGGCAGGCGGTCGCGGCGGAAATCAGCGCCCCCCACGCCTAAGAAAGTCGAAGAGGAAAGTGACGTTGAGGACGAGGGGGACGCGGAAGACGACGAAGACGAAGCTCCCATTCCTCCCAAGCTCCGTTCGAAGTCTAGCAACACACGTAGCCGTGCCGCCAAAGCAGAGGAGGACGTTGACGAGGATTTTGACGACGATGCTGATGCTGATGCTGACGCCGATGCTGATGTGGATGCCGGTGAGCAGGAAGCTGACAGCGCCGAAGGAGAGGAGGACGAGGACTGGATTCCGTGGTAATTGGTGGTGGCTGGTTGACTGGCATGGATGCCAGTCAGTCTATTTGTGTTTGGGTCCATGGCATACACGCTCGACGACATAAAGCGATCCCTCATGGCTAACATTCAGCATACTAGTATTGGTTTGTCGACGGGAAGCACGTTGTTGAACTTGGCTTGTACGGACGACCCGTACAAGGGCTTTCTAACTGGACACTATTACTTTGTTGTTGGCGACAGCGCTAGCGGCAAGACTTTTCTGTCCCTGACGTGCTTTGCGGAAGCTACCATCAACCCCAACTTCGACAAGTATCGTCTAATCTACGATGGGGTTGAGGGAGGAGCAATGATGGACATTGAGCGGTTCTTTGGCAAGCGTGTTGCTGAGCGCCTGGAGCCGCCGGCCGTCGATGACGGAGCACCCGTGTTCTCCCATACAGTGGAGGAGTTTTACTGCCACGTTGATGATGCAATTGAGCGAGGAGACCCGTTCATTTACGTGCTCGATTCGCAGGACGCACTAACTAGCCAGGCGGAGCTGAGTAAGTTTGGGGAATCGAAGGAAGCGCTGCGCAAGGGACGGGAGACACCCGGCAGCTATGGGGATGCTAAGGCGAAAGTACATAGTGCAAACCTGCGTCGGCTTATGAGGCCGTTGCAAGACATGCAATCGCTGTTGATTGTGTTGAACCAAACAAGGGACAGCTTCAACCCGTTTGAGTCCAAGACATACAGTGGCGGACATGCGTTGATGTTCTATGCGACGCTGGTGTTGTGGGCAAGCGTCGGCGAACGCATTACTAGGACAGTAAGGGGCAAGAAGCGTGTTATTGGAGTGCGTTCCAAGATACGTGTGAAGAAGAACCGCGTGACTGGGAAGGACCGCACCATTTACGTTCCTATTTACTACAGCCACGGCATTGATGATGTGGGAGGGTGTATTGACTGGTTGATTGATGAGGGAGTGTGGACAAAGAAGCGAGGGGTAATTACAGCGACAGGCATTGGGCCGGAAATGAAGGGGGACAGGGAATCGCTTGTCCAGAAAATTGAGGAGCGGGAACTGGTGGACGACCTGAGGGAGTTGGTGGGGGAACACTGGAACGAAATTGAGGCTGCGTGCAGAGTGAAGCGGAAGAAGCGTTATGACTAAGCGCATAAACTCGCGTCGCAAAGGGAAGGTCGGGGAGCTGGAAGCTGCAAAGCTGTTGCAGCGGTTGTTTGGAATCGACTTCCGCAGGGGCAGGCAGTACAAAGGAACTGAGGACTCGCCTGATCTAGTGTCCTCGCTGCATGGGATATGGTGGGAAGTAAAGCGACGGCAGCGGATCAACTTGCACGAGGTTCTGAGAGAAGCGAAGCAGCAATGCGGGGACAACGTGCCCGTTGTGTTGCACAGGCGGGACAGGGAGCGCTGGCTAATCACTGTGGACGCCGAGGACATGCCCACTGTTGTTGTGTTGCTGTACCTTGCTATGGCTTCAAACGGAGCGTGTGAGGATGACGACTGATACACAGAAACAAAGCTGCGACAAGCTAAAACGGCTTGAGCTACGAAACTTCCAGTGTCATCGTGTCCTTAAAGTGGAGCTGGATCCCACGGTAACGGCGGTTGTTGGACCTAGCGACACGGGCAAGTCTGCAATATTGCGGGCGTTGCGTTGGGTAGTGACGAACCGCCCGACGGGAACAATGTTCGTGCGGCGCGGGGCAAAGGATTGTGGGGTGCGTGTTGTCTTGGGCGATGGCGAGGTTGTGCGGTTTCGCAGTGGAGCCGTCAACGGTTACAAGGTCGACGGCAAGAAGTTGAAAGCCATAGGAACGTCCGTTCCAAGCGACGTCAGCAGTAAGCTCAATATCAGCGAGTTGAGCTTTGCCAGCCAGCACGACGCTCCGTTCTGGTTTTCGCTGTCGCCTGGGGCTGTAGCACAGGAAATTGACAAGCTAGTTGACTTGGAAATCATTGCACGTACCCAGAAGAACGTAGCGAAGGTGTTGCGGGAAGCACGTTCGCGGTTGTCGTATGTGCAAGAGCAAAAGGAGGAAGCGGAGAAAAGAGTCAACGAACTGAAGCCGTGGAAAAGGACCGACGTGCTGTTGCGCGACATTGAGGATCTAGCTAATCGTTTGACGGCTGTCCATTCCAAGGCTAGAGACTTACAACAATTGTGCGAGGAGCTGGGGCAGTTGGACGAAGACGTGGAGAAGAAGGGGAAACATGCTCGCGCATTAGCTAAAGCCGTTGCGTTGATGGAACGCATCTTCGAGAAGGTAAGAGAAACTTCAAGGGAAGCAGATGAGCTGGAACGTGTGCTTGAGGAGGCACGTAAAACCGATCGGCTTGTTGAGGGTGCAAGGGAACAAGTCGAAGAGCTGAGATCCACGATTGCAAGGGAGTTCGGCGAGCGCTGTCCGTTGTGCGGCGCCCCAGTCAAGGCCGACAGTCTGCTGGAATAAGGAGACCAGTTATGTTGGTATTCAGCTCAGACTGGCACATCACACAAGCAGTGCCAGCAGCGCGTGCTGAGGAGAGCTGGCAGGAAGTAATGAAAAGAGCATTGCTTGAGTTAGCGCGCAAGTCGTATGGTGGCTCAATCATTGTTGCGGGAGACGTGTTTGACAAGTGGAATGTGCCGCCGTCGCTTATCAATTGGGTGATTTCAATACTGCGAGGTCATTTCGGCTTTGTTTGGGCAATACCAGGGCAACACGACTTGCCATACCATCGTATGGACATGTTAGGACGCTCAGCGTTTTGGACGCTTGTAGAGGCTGGCGTCGTTAGGTTCATTGACAGGGTGGAGCATATTGGAGGCTACAAAGTAGGGGTGCTGTACTGGGGGGAGCCATGGTCGAAAGCTCCTGAGTGTGATGTGCTTGTGGCGCATCGCTATGTGTGGACGGAGGACGTTGGGGCGTACCCTGGCGCGCCAGCTGAAAACTGCATGAGTCCTAGGCTTATAGACGTGTTGTATAAAGAAACCGGTGCTCGGCTTATGGTGTTTGGCGATAACCATGTTCCGTTCATGGCTAAAGGTGCTCATGCAACTGCTGTTAATTGCGGATGCCTGGTGCGACGCCGGCGCACGGAGCGTGACATATCGGCCGGAGTGTGGTTTTACAAGGAAAGGAAATGCAAGTGGGTTGGCATATCGTGCGAAGCAAACGACTGTGGTCAATGGCGCGAGTTGGACGAGAATGTTGTCGAAATAGACGACGTTGGAGGGCTTGCGTCGCTGGCGGAGCTTACTCCAGATCGACTTGATTTCAAAGCGTTGATGCGGCAGCGCTTAGACCAGGACGATGTCAGCGAAGGTGTGCGGCACATTGTTGAAGGAGCTATGAGCGATGGGTGATAGAGACACGGTTTCCAGATTCCTGCAATTGAAGAAGAAAGCGGACCGGGCACGTTCCGAGTACCAGTCATTGCTGGGGAGGAAAGAGAGGGTAATGGAGGATTTGAGGGAGCGGTTTGGATGTGCAACGCTTGAGGAGGCTGAGCAAAAGCTAGCGGAACTGCGCAAAACGATTAGTGAGCTTGAGGAGGATCTTGATGAGCAACTTGCACGGTTTGAAAAGAGAATCGCACGACTACAGGGAAATGGTGACTGAAGTTCGCCGGTACAGAGAGCTTGTCAATCAGAAGCTCGCTGAACTCAAAGTCGCTAAAAAGGACTTGGCTAGGTGGCAGAGCGACGTTGACAAAACGTCAGCACTGTGCCAGGACGCGGAAACCGCACAGGTCTTGGTCCAGAGCGTAGCACAAGAAGTTCAACAGCGAGTTCATGGGGTGCTTGCAGGGGTCGTGGCGGACTGCCTCAGGGGAGTGTTTGGCGATCGTTACGGCTTCCAAATTGTGTGGGAACGTAAGCGAGGGAAGACGGAAGCAAAGTTAGTTATTATGAAGGATGGACAGAAGTACGATGAGCCGCTGCATCAAGTTGGTGGAGGGATCATTGATGTTGCCAGCCTGGCGTTGCGGGCAGCGGCGATCGTATTGCGCAGGCCGGGTGTCAGACGCTTGTTGGTTCTTGATGAACCCCTAAAGAACGTGCGAGGGAGGGAGTACAGGGAGAGGACACGAAAGTTGCTCATTGGATTGTGCGAGCGATTGGGGTTCCAAATCCTGCTGTCAGTTGATGCCGACAGTTATCCAGAGTTTGTGTTGGGGAAAGTGATTGACATGGATGATGAATAGCAGAACAAAAGCAAGAATGGGGACGCTCGGTGGAAGGTCCCAGCTCTCCCAAAGGTGCAATTGGTCGTTTCCATCGTAGTATAATGGAGGGGGATCCCAGGTTGCCGACGGATGTGCTGCCTGGGACGGTGGCAAAGGTCATTGTCATGGCGGAAAGGGCCGCAGCCGGGTTGCCCGTGTTCCATTCACAAGACCGTCGAATAGGCGAAAGTTTAAGCGAGTTCTACAATCGCATATTGGGGCTTGATTATGGGACGAACTGGGAGGCGGAAGAGCGGCAGGGAAAGGAGGGCAAAGCGAAAAGCCCGAGAGTGGATCAACAGGTGGTTGGTGGAAACGGCTGGAAGCCATTGGGACGCCAAAGAAAGAAAAGACGAAGTAAAAGACAACGCACTGGTTAGGAAAGTGTTGGATTCGGGCGGAAGTGAGGACCTACCAGCAAGCGAAATTGCTAGGCTTGTCATAATTAGATCGATGCTCAGTGGGGACCGCCGGTTGGCACTTGAAAGTCAAAAAAGGAAAAGGGAGGACCAGGCATGATTTATAGAAGCCCTGCTTCGCTGCCCCCGTGTGCAGACACTTACGCTGAGCTAGCTACCGATGCGATTTGTGAGGCGGCAATCCGCAAGGAGCTGGTGCGGGGAAGCGAATTTGACCGATTGCTAGCGCTTGACGTGCTTACTATCGTCGGCGTTTCGGAGCTGGTTAAGCGAGTGCTAAAGACAGCGGAAGAAATGTCGGTGGTAGTGAAACAAGCTGGCATTGAACATGTGCCTTTTGGTGCTGGCGAAAGATATGCTGAAGGCGGTGGAGGCCGTGTGTGCGCAGTGCTTGAGCCCTGGAGGCGATCACTGTGGACTGTGGTTGGAGATGGTATGCCGCGCGGTCCAGCGTTTCGAGATTGGAGGGCTATGTGGGATTTGGCACATCCCGAGTGGGCTAAGTTGTTTGCTCAGCTTATCGTAACCTATCCATCAGTCAGCGAAGTGAAGTCGGCATGGGATGCAGCGTTGAGTAAGGATGCTATAGTCAAACCTTGTTAGTACAGGAGGAGCCAAAATGACAAGGGAAGCTCGTAAGCTGCGGGTTTACGTTGCCGGCAAGTTGTCCGGAGCAACGACTGACTACATTTCCAACATGCACGAGATGCTGAAGGCGTCAGCCCTTTTGCGACGGGACTTTGCACTGTTCATTCCTTGCATCGACATATTGCTTGGCATCTTTGACGGGTGGTTGGAAGCTGCTGATGCGGTGTATGTGAGCAAGGGAGGTTGGGTTGACGGCAGATACGATCCGGAAGCGTACAAGACAAGCAAGGGAGTCATGGAGGAAATTGCACATGCTGAGGAGTTGGGAATCCCTGTTTTCTATGACATTGTTAGCCTAAAGGAGTGGCAGAGGGAAAAGGAACACGAAATGGGGATTAACACTTGAAGCTAGAGACAAGCAAGTGGAGGGAATGGGATGGTTGTTGTGGAACAGCTAAGTCGGGTGGTAATCGAAGCTGAGCTATACAGGTTGCAACATCACAATTGCAACGGTTGGGCTATAGTGCGAGCCGACGGCACAGTGGAGGGAGAGCCGTGCAAAGCGTGTGAGCGCATAGCTGAGCTGCAAAGCATGTTGCGCGGGGACAGTGAATCGTGAAGAGGGTACGGTCGCTAACAGAACAAAAGATATTTGAGCTGCTGAAGCGACGTTGGCCGTGGCCCGCCTACGTGATGTTGCCCCAGGTGGGAAACAGCACTGGATTTGCTTGCCGGCGTTATGCAGATGCCGTGGTTGTCAGCACCTACCCGTCGCGGGGCATCTACGCGATTGGAGTTGAAATCAAAACCTCGCGTTCGGATTGGAGGAAGGAGCTAGCCGAGCCGGAAAAAGCTGAAGCTGTGCTGAAATATTGTCTCTATTGGTACGTTGTGGCTCCCAAGGGGCTGCTCAATCCAGCCGAAATACCGGAACAATGGGGATTGATTGAATGCGACAGCCGTAGTACGCGAATCATCAAGCGTGCTCCGAAGCTGAAACCAGTAGCGCCGACATGGGAGTTCATGGCGGCTGTAACACGGCGGTTAGCGGAGCACGTTATCACCATGGAGGAGCATGAACGCTTGTTGCAGGAGGAAAGGGAAAGAAGTGCTGAAGACGCGAAAAAAGCAATGGAGCTAAGGATAGTTCAGCACGAGCTGAACGAGTTGAAGGAAGCTGTAGCGCGGTTCGAGCGGGCGTCTGGGATCAACATTTCGGACCGATGGAGGCTTGGGCAAATTGGCGAAGCAGTGAATTTGATAGTGCGAGCAAGGAGGGAGGGAGGCTACGACAGGGAAATTGACCGCGTGATCGGTACGTTGCACAGTGCTATTCAGTCGCTTGAATCCACGAGGGACGTGTTGAAACAGCTTGATGCTGAGTGCAAGGGAGACTTGTGATGATTGAGTACGAGTGGGTTACCCGTGCTGGGCTAAGGGCTATTTGTGCTGTGGGAATTTGGGACGTTTCGTGTCATCGACGCGGGTATGTGGAAGTTCCATGCAATCATCCCTTGTACGAGGTCAAGCACGACCAACCAATTCCAACCGACAAGGAGCGGCGGACGCCAAGTGCTTTGTTCGACTGCCATGGAGGGTTGTCTTTTTCCGGGCATGGTCGCAAGGGATGTCCAGTGAAGTCGGAGGGATGGTGGTTTGGATTTAAGTGCAACCATCCAGGGGATGGTTCATTGGATGGAACTTTCGAGGGAGAAGTACGTAGCATGAAGTACGTTATTGCTGAATGTGAGCGTCTTGCTGAGCAGCTAGTTGATTTTGCAAGACGCTTGGAAAAGGAGGGGAGCAAAGATGGACAAAGCAGCGGAACCTCTTAGCGTTGATGAGTTCCTTGCGATTCACAACAACGAAAACATTTTGGTACAGTGCGAAGCGTTGTCTCTGGCGTTGAACGAGCTGCTTCAACTAGCTTGTGAAGTAAGCAACCGCCTTGAACCAGTGTTAGCTACAAAGCCAACGCGCGAGCAACTTGATTCACCACCCGACCCCAGTGTTTCAGTGCCGGCGTCGTTGAAGTACAACCACGAGCAAATTGCTGAGATTTCCAGGATCTTGTATAATATCAACGAGGAGTGTCAGTTGTAGGAGGGAAGTGAAGGGCGAATCCACGCTGGAATTGACGGGTAAAGGGTACGGTTCCAGCGTGGTTACCTAATCGGGTGCCTTGCCCATTGGAACTCCGGCGGCGTGGTGGGAACACGCGGGCAAGATGAGGACCCGTGGCTTGTCCTGGCGGAGTACCACGGGGGACCCGCCGAACCGGGTTCGAATCCCGGCCGGGGAACTTGAAACATTCTTTCCGACTTGCACATAGAGAGGTTGCACGTTAAAATGGTTGAGCGTTGGAAGACAGAAACAACACGGAGGGAGCTAGAGCTTGCCGTGCTTGTTACCATTGACACTTTCCACAAGGGAACAACACGCGACAAGCTAATTGCCATTCGCAACTTGATTGAAATGGAGAAACAGAACCAAATTGATGAAGCAATGGAGCGCAGGGAAGCACCACGCCTAGTTGACCAACGGCAGTTGCATCTACATGTGACTGCTGATGAAGTAGTTGAGGCACGGAAAAGAATGATTGCAAGCGACCGACGACGCAAGGGGCAGCTACCAAAGCCTGAGCAGAAACAGGGGTTGCGGGAAGGCCGATACGAAGAAGAGGAGAACGAGGACGCCAGCGATTAAACAATACCAGCGTCTTCTTACGCTGTTACTCCTATAAGGCACGCCAGTATTACTGCTTCAACTGGCGTGCCCTTTTTCTATTTCATCTCATCCCCTCCGCAACACGTACAACAGCGTAGAGGAAAGCGTTAGGTTCACTAGCTACAACGTGCTTCCCGCAAGTGTTACGTATAGGTGCTTTCCCCGAATTTGTTGAAGTATAGTAGCTTAACCCCGTTGGAACGCTACCTCAGGCTCCTTGCGGTGTTGTACTAGTTCATTGTAGTGCTGCTTTGGGTTCATTACGGTGCTGCTTTAGGTTCGTTACAGTGTTGTCTTGGGTTCATTACGGTGCTGCTCTAGTTCATTGTAGTGTTTCCTTAGGTTCGTTGCAGTGTTGCTTTAGTTCATTGTAGTGTTTCCTTAGGTTCGTTGCAGTGTTGCTTTAGTTCATTGTAGTGTTTCCTTAGGTTCGGTTCGTTGGGATAGTGGGGCAGCTATGGGAGGCTCCCCCGCTCCCTCACCTCCGCCCCCTCCCCCTCCCCCTCCCTGTCGCCTCTCCCTCCCAGCCCCAGGACTGCTGAGCAAGTGTCCCACGCTCAGGACCGCTCGGCATACGTGCCCCGTGTAGGTTTTCCTGCCGCGCTCCCTCCCCCTAACATCCCCAAGCCGTGCGTGCCCCGTTTCTCTTTTTGTGTTGAACGACGTAAATCCAATGGACATAAGCACTTACGCCTCAGGAAAATTCCAGGATTTTCCAGATTTGGGGTTGACTTCGATAGCGGGCATGCTATAATACAAGTGTAAGGAAAAGGAAAGCACAGGACACAAGTAAAAGGAGACGTACAATGGAAAAGAAGATTGAGGCGGGAAGGAAGGCCCTGCAACACGCGCGTGATGTGTTGCAAAAAGCAGTGAATCGGCTGGACTGGGGCCTGCGGCGGTATGACAAGGCAGTCGAGGAGGGCGGATACATCCTGCCCGAGGACGTGCTGCGCTGGGCAGTCACGGACATCACTTCGGCTACCGTGTTTTGTCGCACGACGGACTTGATTGAAGCGTCGCGGGCAATTGCTAATGCACGTGCAAGGAAGGAGAGGAACAGTGACTAGGCAGGAACTCAAGCAAAGCAAGGAAGCACTGAAGGAGCTTGCAAGGGCGTTGCACAAGCTCTACAGGGACGCTAAGGAGCTCTACGAGTCGTTCGAGGACGTGGTGGAGCCGATGGAAGCCCTGGACGCCTTCCGTGAGGAGGTGGGAGAGACGCTCTGCATTGCATTGGAGGGGTTGGGGGATAGTATTGAGGAGATGAGGAGGTGAAACATGCGACGTGCTACAGTGCAATGGATCCGCCGTGGGAGCTACCCGGTGCTTTACAGCCAGGTTCGGCTGTACGAGGGCAAGCGCCTGGTGGAGAAACGGGTTACCCGGGAAGTTACGGAAGCCTTGAGTATCGTGCGCGCATGGATGGAGGGGAAGCTGGATATTGAAGCCGCTGAGCGTTGTGGGGGGTAGAGAGATGAACACGTTTCTACTGAAGCGGGCAAAGGAAGCACTAGCTGAACTGGAGAAGCTCGGGGCCAAGTGGCAGCGGAAGACCAACGTCCTGGACTTCCGCTCCATCCGTGTAAGGAACAACGATCAGGCACTGCGTTTGGTGCGGGCGTTGCGCCTGGTGATGTCGTTGGAGCGTCGTGGGGTGCTCCACGCCGACATCGACCGTATGGGAACAGTCGTGGGCTGCCACTACACGCAGGCAGCTAGAGAGGAGATGGTAAGGAGAGGATGATGAAAGTTTACAACCACACCGATTTGCCGAACCGACTACTTGTTCAGCTTGTTGAATGGGGAGTGCGCTTGACGCAGGCGCCGAAGGACGAGTTGGTGGTCGTGTTCAACTCGTCCAAGTACACATGGGGCTCATACGATCCTGGTGCATATAGTGTGTGGACGCGCAAGGATGGGCACGTCCGCACACCGCACGGTTCAGTCGTTGTTCGGGTGCCGAAGTTGTACAGGCGCAAGCAGAAGGATCCTCTGAAGCTAGCTGAAATGGT